GTACACCGGGGAACCCGCCTTTAATGCCCCAGCCATCCAGGCCGAGTTACCGGCGGTCATGGCTGACGCGGCGGTGCAGAGAGAAGTGGCCGAGGTTCAGGCTTCAATGATGGTCGCCAAGAGGTTCCCCCGGAATCAAGTCAAGGCGGCGGAACGTATTATGATCGCCTGCCAGCGTCCTGGACTGGCGGAAGGGGCCTTATATACCTACGCCCGCGGCGGTACGGACATCTCCGGGCCGTCCATCCGGCTGGCTGAGGCTATCGCCCAGCAGTGGGGCAATATCCAGTTCGGTATTAGGGAACTGGAACAGCGCATGGGCGAAAGCACTGTGGAAGCCTATGCCTGGGACTTGGAAACCAACACCCGCCAGATCAAGGTTTTCCAAGTGAAACATATGCGGCACACCCGGAAAGGGTCTTATTCCCTGGAAGATCCGCGGGACATTTACGAGATGGTGGCGAACCAGGGGGCCAGAAGGCTCCGGGCCTGTATCTTGGGAATCATCCCTGGTGACGTGGTGGAGTCTGCCGTAGAGCAATGCGAAGCCACCCTCAAGGCCAAGGCTGACATCACCCCGGAGGCCACCCTAAAGATGCTGGGGGCCTTTGAGAAATACGGGGTCAACAAGGAAATGGTTGAGGCCCGGATTCAGCGCAAACTGGAAAGCATCACCGCGGCCCAGGTTATTGCTCTGCGGAAAATCTATAACTCGCTCAAGGATGGCATGAGTTCGGTTGCTGACTGGTTTGAAGCTCCAACAGCGAAGCCCACAGAAGCACCCCCCGAGAAAAAGAAGCCAGGCCGCCCCAAAGGCCCTGAGCCGTCCCAGGATAAGACTTCTGGTGTAATCCGTCCCGATGGTTCATATCAGCCACACAAGGCCGCAGAAGACACCGTAGGCCCCCAGGCGATTACGCGGGAGACCATAGCCAAGATCGAGGCACTATGCAAAGAAAGGGGCATTGACCCTGACATGATCGCTTTCGACTATCAGGTTTCCAGGTTGGATGAACTGACCGAGCCCGATGGCCTCAAGGCCCTGGAATTTTACGCCAAGGCGGATTAAACCAGCAAGGGCAAGGGGGCCTGCGAAGGCGGGTCCCCAAGGAGGAATGATGGAATGCACTTGTTACAAACCTGGTGGACCTGACCCTATTTTCCGGGTGGAATGTCCGGTTCATGGGCCGAGCGCTCAGGTGGAAACCCTCAAGGCCGAACTCACCCAGATTAAGGAGCAGGCAGTGGAGTTTGCCGAGTGCCTTGCATCACCTGTGGCCTGGCCGGTGCACGTAGGTTACTCTGGGTTAAGGTTGAAGGCCGAAGCTTTCCTGATCCGCTACAAAAAGAAGGGGAAGTGATATAAAGGGGGCCATCCGTTATGAGTTGTTGCAAATTTTGCAACAACTGGCTCAGGCTGGGGCCGCCCATTGACGGCCCCGTTACTGTTTCTACTCCTGGTAGGTCAGCTATTAGATTACTATCGGAGGGGGAGGTGCTTGGTTTGCCACGGGCGCAGGCTTTGAAGCCGCCGCTGGGAACGCCGCCACCAGGGAAGCATCCGCAGCCGCCACTTGGGCATCAAGGTTGTCCACCGCGGGCTGCCCGGCAGGGTCCGACGCAATCTGGGCCTGCAACGCGGCGTTCTGAGTTGTGAGGGTTGTAATCTGGCCCTGCAGGGCCGTGACCTGTGCCTGCTGATTCGCCTGGTTGCTAATCATCGTAGCGATGTCAGCGATTAACTTCGTGATGTCCGTAGTCAACTTACTCAGGTCCGCCATTTGATTATCTCCTTGTTCTTTTATTTCCTGAAGAATCCTCAGGATTTGATTGTTAGTTTCCATATTGTTCCGTCTGCGGAGGCCCCGTGACCGTCTGCATATCAGCCACCAGGTCAGCTTTATTAAACCCATTGGGGGCTATACCATTTTTAATCCAATCCTCAGTGAATAGTGCCCACCCTTCAAAGAAATAGGCCGCAAAGAAAGTCTTGGTCATTTCCATTAACTCGCCCCAGGTGATGCACCCCTTGCCAAAGTCAGCATAATCGGAGATGGGGACGCAGTGCGACCCCCAGCTATCCGGTGCCGCATCCCCTGTCAGGCTCGGGTCGGTCACATCCCATACGACTTGATCCTTACAAGTATTGGGCAGGGCCACCCCGGAATACATCGGGCCAAATAGGTTGATGACCGCCATGACTTCCTGAAGGTCCAGGATATTGGCTTGGGCGTAGGCACCGATTCTGTGGACCGTGCCAGCAGTGTCCGGTATGCCGGTGTTAAAAGCATACTTCAGCACGTCCAGTAGTTGCAGCCCCGTATCCTGGCCCCCGGTCAGGGACAGGTAGATTTTGGAAATGACAGCCGGGTCGAACTGAATTTGCTTGCCATTGTTGGCAGCCGCCACCATGAAGAAATGACAGATACCAGCGAGTGTGCAGTCACCCAGGGTATCATTGGCCAGCATTCCCCAGGGGACCGTGACCGCCTTGCTCCATGTTCTTTCAGGCGGGGCAGGGGGCCATTCCTTAGCTACGGTTAAATAATTAGCAATCCTCAGAGTACGCAGGTCATGGCGGGACGGCTTAGCGCCCAGCATCCTTGGGGGGCTACCCGTAAACAGATTCCGTAGCCAAGGAATTAGCCACTTCATCTTATTTCCCTCCTTTCGTATCTGGAACAAACAGCCTTCCATTAATGGTTATAACCGGATCAACATTTACCATAGGGCCGGAGGTCGCCCCAACCTGGACCGGGGCTGTCAACTGAATGGCCGGGAGGTTCGGGGAGCCAACCTGAATCGTGCAGCCGGTTAGGAGGATTACAGCTATGAGGATTATTCTCACTTCTTCTTCCCTCCTCAAGGAGTTTAATCCGCCACTCCGCCGCTAACCCAGTACAGGGGCGGCGGGTCCAGAATGCACTTGCCGTCAACTACCCGGTGAATTTGTGAGCCTTCCATATACACCGGCTGGGCCAGATACTCAGGGGACATAGCCCTTAACAAGCCTATGGGTTTCCATTCCGGGCCTCCCCCTCCCACCATTAGGGTAATCCTTGGCTGCTTAGCTAAATCTTCCAAGACTGATTGCAGGGTATCTGACATTGCCACTCCAAAAAAGGGGCCAGTTTCCCAGCCCCCGTCGGTGAGAGGTTAGGGAATCAGCTTCTTGTGCTGCTGGTAACGAACCGCATTAAGGTTGGCCCGGGCTTTGGCCAGAGCCACCGACTTCGCCTGCACAGTGGCAACATCGGTGTCATTGGGACACGAAGTAGATTCCAGGATATTCAGGCCGGTTGAAACGACTAACTCCGCCGCCTGCAACGCCACCACCTCTACGGGGGACAGGCTACCAATAGGCGTCGCTTGGAGGGCCTGAATGGTAATCTCTGCCGTATTCATATCGGCCAGGATAGCCTTTTTGTTGGCGCAGAAATCGGCCTCGATGTCATACAGGCAATTCTGAGCCGACTTGTTCAAGGTGGTCCCAGCCGGGATAGCCGTACCAGCGGGGAGGTTTGCGCCCATCGGGTTTTGACAACAGCCTACCAGACACAGGCAGGTTCCCAGGGCCAGGATTAACAGGCCGTGACCTAAAAACGTAATTACTTTTTTCATTGGATTATTCCTTTCTCAGTTTTGTACCGCCCCAAAGGAGCAGGTTATCGCAGCCCAGACAGTATGGCCGCCATGTAGAAGGCCAGGCCGGCAGACACCAGATTAAACCGGGACGGCACACCCCACGCCCCCAGGCAGAACAGCACGAAAGCGAAGACCTCAAGGATGATGGTTAGCATAGATTAACCTCCATTCCCAGCTTTGGCTACGGCTGACCGCATTGCGGCCACACCACCGGCACCCAGGAAACCCAGGATCGCTTGAAAGGTGTTATCGCTGCACCAGCTCATCTGGTGAGCAAACACATCCAGAGCAATCCCCAATGCCACGAAGTAAGTCTTTTTACCCATTAGCCAGTTGACCATGCTTCACTCCTTCCCCGCCCGCAGGCGATTAGTTGTCCTGTTTAGTCAAGACCCGTACCCCACAAACACCCAAATTCGCCCTTCAAGGGGACACATTCACTGTGGATTCCCTAAGGCAATCTGAATGGTCCAGCCACTGCCGCCGGTGATTGATATGGTCATTCCCGCAGACTCGGCATTGCCAGAAGTTGCACCCGAACCGCTTGGGGTGTACCGGGATATCTTCGGGATATAGGCAGCACATCCCGTCGGCCATGTTCATATTATGACACATTCCGCAGCAATGCCAAGGATATAGGCGCACTTCCTCTTTTGCCTTGAAGGGGACGACCTTGGTTGTGCCAGCGTCTTCGGGCATGGTTAGTCCACGATGGTAGTCGATACCCATCCCTGCTTTTCCGGGTTCAATTCCAAGATCACCCCTCCTAGGTTCCGGGGCGGCAGTCCTTTGGTTTCCGCCCAGGAGGGTGTCACGCCATCTGACAGAGTTTTCATAAAAGAGCCGGTGTTTGCCAAGATCAAATCCCTGCTCTGAATATTGCCGTTTTGGTTAATACCTACTCGAGCTATCTTTTTGGTCCAGCTATCGTGATCGTGGCCCGAGACAAATATGTCCGCCGAGTAATATTGCACTGCTCTTGCATATTTGGTGATTGACCCACCTTCGGTCCGTCCGCCCCCGCCCCAGCCGTGGGTTCCGTAGATAATGACAGACCGGGTGCGTCCCTGCTCCGCACGGGTTAATTTCAAGAGCAATATGTATGAATACCCAAGGTCATCACAGTCTAAGTCCCGGCATATCTGCCGATGGATGGAGAACCCATAACGTTTGGAAATAGCAAGTTCATGGTTCCCAAGGGCCAACCCAAGTATCCGGCCCTGATATGGCCTCATAATTTCGCAAAAGTCCTGGGCCTGGGCATCCAGAAATTCATCCGGGTTTTCCAGAGCCAGGTACTTCGTATCAACTGTGGAGACTTGGAACCGCTTCAAGTCAGCAGGGACAATGGCGTCAACATGATCCCCCCCGCCAACCAACCAAGCATTAGGGTGGTTCATGCTACTTTCTAAAAACCTGATAAAGTGCTTCCGGGCGAAGTATCTGCTCCCATCGTGAGTGTCGGAGAAAAAAACCAGCCGCACAGCTTCATTGATGAGATACGGGATCGTCTTTGTCAGGCAACGCAATAATTTTCTCCCTCCAAACTATGATAGCTGCCGCGATATAGTTGATCGCCCCAAGAAGTTCGGCTATGCCCCTCTCCCCCGGAAGCCGTTCGCTCTCGTAAATCTTTTTGGCTGCTTGGAAAAGTGGCCCGCCCACGCCCAACCTTCGGCCTATTTCGCAGATAGGTTGCTGGTCAAAGGGTTCGCCGTCCCTGGCATGACGTTCTGCCCCCTTGCCGCTGCTGGCTTGGTGCAGGGCCTCAGAAAGAATTTTCTCAAGCGATACATACTGACCTATCTTTTGCATTTCGTGACCTACTTTTGGGTTCGATAATCCCCGACACGTCATCCATCTTCCTCCGTCCAGCCGCAATATCGGCAATACCGGGGCTGCTGGGGAAACGAACTGGTGCAACCAGGGCAAATCCATTCCTGAACCTGGGGTTCCTGGCCTTCCGTCAGGCACTTGTGTCCAAGCCGGCAAGACCTGCCCCCTATCCAGAAGCGGCATATCTCAAGCCCCGGATGCAACTCGAGGCCGGGGTTAAGAAAGGGGTCTGCTTGGAAAGTTTCGCACATTTCATTCAGTGTGTTGGATTATTTGATTATGCGGAGAATAACGGCCATAATCTCCGCACATTTTATTCAGTATACACTACTCCGGGAATTTTTGCAAATGTCGGCCAGCGCCAGGCAATCGCATTTTTCAGGGGGATACTTTCCTGAATGACCTCATGTTCCCTGGTCTGGTTTCCGCCAAGGAACTGCCCAGAACCGGCATAGAAGCTCACGTGGTGCCCTGTGTTGAACGAAAAGACCACGACTGACCCTATGGGCTTAGTCTCTTCAACATCCTGCCCCCAGCGAAAGTAGCTAACCGCAGCCGCCGAGTCGGTGCCCTTGATACCCACCTGTTTTAGGCACCAGCCAACGAAAGCGGCGCAGTATGGGCTGTTCGCTGGTGGATTGGGCCAGGAGGTAGCTTGGAAATACTTCAGGTCGCCGGGTTCCATTACCCCGATTTCTTTAGTGGCAATCGCCATCCATGGGGCCAGCTTGAGGATGTCTTGGGCGTGGATCATGGTCATCCCCCGTTAAACTTTATCTTGGCTGACTTCAAAATCAAGTCTAATTTTGCATCACACTTGATTACTACCTTGGATGTTTCATCTACCTTCCCAAACAAAACCTGCACATCTTGCCGCAAATCCCGCCGGTCCTGGGTACTCTCCCCCATGAACGCCAGCAACTTAGGATGTTCGCTGGCATAAGGACAACTGGACACACCCTGCCGTCCGGTAGCGCCCTGCTGCCCGGCATCGCCTTGGTCACCGGGGGTGCCCTGCATACCCCGGTCACCCCGATTACCTTGATCTCCCGGATCTCCTTTCTCCCCGGAAAACAATTTCCTTCCCCATGTAGCAAGGTAGGTAATCATAAATCCTATCCCCACAACCCCGCCCGCCACGCCAGCGGCAATATAAAAAAGGATAGGTGGAATAGCGTCAGGGTCAGGCACATGAGGTACGACATTCGGCATTTAGCCTCCCCGTGAGTTCCATTTGAAATACCCTTTTAAAACCCCACAAACCCTCTGCCCGCATAGGGGATAGCCCCGATGTCGGGGGTGTTATTGAACATATTGGTCAAATAGTGTGTCCTGGGCCGCACTGCCGCCATCCCAGGCAGCATACAAACTGAAATTATTATTTTCAAAGGTGGTAAACATGCCGTGCTTGGTATTGTTTGTTATGCTGGGATCAACGGTGAATGTGCCGATGTAAGTACCTTGAGCCCCGGTCACATAGACCGTACTTCCAGTTTTGATTATGTCTAACTTGCTTTTAGATAAAGTTACAGGAGTGATTAAATCATTAGTCCACGTTCCGGCCAAACACTCATCTACATGGACCTTACCATCAACACCATTATAATAAATTCTAACAAAGCTCTGTGGATTAGTAATGCTATCATAACAAAGGTCAACCCCACCCTGGGAATTAGCATCCAGCCCTAATGGATAGGCTTTGATGTAAATGTTAGATTTACCAAAGTCGTAACCAGCCACAATGTCAGCGAAAGGAACTTGCTGCACGGTGTCGCTGGCATCTAAGGCGGTAGCTGCGGTGGCTTTGAAATAATTGCCAACAGCGCAACTGGTATAAAAATGATTTGTGGTCGTGGCAATAATTTTATAATATTGGCCTATTGTGAGACTGCCGGAGTTCAGAGTGGCCCCCAGGGTTGGAGCACATTTGGCATAAGTGCTGCTACCAATACTCCACTTGGCAGTGCCCCCCTGCACCCAAACACAACCAGCCCCCCCTGACTCCGGCACCCCCAACCCATCGGAACTGCCTAATCCTGACCGTGTTCCGTGAAAACTATCGTTAAGTATTGGCTGAGGAACCTGGGTCGGGATCGGCTGGCGGAAATATTGAGTGCCAGCTGTACAACCTGTCACCATGGCCATGCTCGGATACATAGTTGCCGTAGTCGTGCTATCGTAAACATATAAAGGGGTCCAGTGAGTATAAGTCCCTCCCTTGATGAAATAATAGCAACCTGTGGCCCGCAGGTTGAGCATCAGTTTGTAAAGGACATTATTCTGCAAATGGCCCATGACTTGGGTCGTAGAAGTATTGAAACAGATCGTATTGCCATTAGCGGCCGTATTTACAAAAGAGAAGCAATGAGTGCTGGGATAAGAACTTTGGGCGCTTCCCAGGCCCGTTAAAAAGAACTCACCAGTGGTTGCGGAAGGCAATGCAAACCCGGTGAAGAACAGCATGGTCCCGGCAGCCCTAGTAACCGAGGCTTCCCAGAAACCAGGATTCCCCCATCCAATAGTACCGCCCCCAGCGCAAAAAACCCCTGATATGGGATTGGGAGTAAGCAGGGATTTCAGAACTGGAGCGACTGCTCCTGCCACTTCTGTGTACCCGGCAGCCGTCAGGTGTATGCCGTCAGTCTGAAAGTAAGTGGTGTTGGAAGGATTGCCTAAATCAGGACAGACGGTCGTGTTGGCAATATCCACTACGGCATCGGCCCCGAGGGAATTGGCTACGAGCCACGCTTGAACATTTTCTCGATAGGTCTCCTTGGTTCCGGTCAAGTCACTGGCTTTCAAAGGAGTTAAGACGATTATCTTGTTGTACCCCATTGACCTGATATTATTGAACCAGGAGGTCCAGTTAGCCTCCGCTTGGACATCGGTAGAACCGGTCGAAAGGTCATTCCTTACCTCCCAGCCAACCACTATATTATTCGTGCCATATATTGAACTGACACGTTGACTTAACACCAGGTTCAGATAGGTACAATGCCAGGTTATGTTATTATCTGAGACGTTTCCCCCAATGGTGGTGGGCCAGGTCGGCTCGATGCTGCCGGAAGTTCCCCCCCCAGAAATTGTATTCAGATAAGCAAACCCGTTAGGGACGGTGGGAAGCACATAAACGTAGTAGGCATAAGCAGTATTTGGTTGCCAGGTAGTCCCCTCCCCTTGCTGCATCTGAGGCGTGGTTCGTCCCGATAGTGCGCCGTTATACCAATCGGAAAAATACCCCGCCGAAAGCAAGGTGGACATGACTTGGGTGGGATAATAGTTGGCGGGGGATGCTATTCCGAATCCTTGGGTTTGAGAATTGCCATCAAAAACTATATTAGAAAAATATTTAGTTGAGCCGCATTGGGCCAGACTCCCAATACCCCCGGTATCAGTAACTGTTCTGGCTTGGCCTGTTAAGCAGTTAGTGGAGTTTAAACTGACGGACGGCGCAGGGAACGGGTCATAAAGGGTATAATCCCAGGTGCGCCCCATCCCCCTGAAATCGTTATAATTGCCTGTGCTTATGCCCCCGCTATATGCCTCACCAAAGTGATTGGTAGTGGCGGCGAAACCGGAAACTACACCGAAGATGGTAATCAGGAAGATAATTATTGCTCGTCTCATCATCGTATCCTTAATTGCAGACCCAGGTTCCGTGCGCCCCGGTTATGACCCAGGTATTCACGCTGCTGGCCGAAGACACCAGTTGGAGAGTAACGGTCGCATAGGCTTCTGCGGTGGAGTCCACCGTGTTATTCCCGGCCGTTCCACTCCCGATTGTGTTCCCGCTACCCGGCACGATGGTCAGCGTATTGCCGTTGTTCTTCACGAAGCAATACGATAATGCCGGAGTCCCCGCTGCAACAGAACTGGCAAGGTTGCCAGTGGGCAGGTCGTATGTCTGGATCGACGTTCCCGCCTGGACGTAGGTGTTATTCGGCCCCAAGGTGGCCGAAGCGGCTGCCTGGAGGCTGACGGAGTTCGTCCCGCTTGAAGCAACGACGGTTCCTTGGTTGGCCCCCCCATTGGCCGCGGGGAGGACGCCGGTAACTCCTGTCGTCAGGGGCAGCCCGGTACAGCTTGTCAAAGTGCCCGAGACCGGGGTCCCTAAAACCGGGGTGGTGAAAGATGGCGAGATAAGGGGGGCCTTGAGAGCCAGGGCATTGTAGAGAGCCGTATCCCCATTCTGCATATAGGTATTAAAGTTAGTAACCCATGTACTCCCACTTTCACCAGAGGCCGGTAGCGGAAATCCGTAATAGGTCGTGGTCCCAAGCGGGTCGGCCTGGGCAGCCGCGGCGAGGCCCATAATCAGTAACCCAATCAAAATAAGTTTTTTCATTTCAGTTTCCCCATCCGGGTGCTTGTCCCCAAAGAGTTACTCCCCAGCCGCCGCCCCCACCACCACCGGGTGACTTGGTGCCCAGAGAAGTGCCTAATGCTATGGACAGAGTGTTGTGATGCCCCGCCCAACTTGTCGAAGCCAGGGACAGGAGCAGGATTGCCAGGATGATTATTTTTCGCATGGTGTCTCCCCAAATTCGCCATAGGTTTAATACGCGGTCAGCCCGCAATTATAAATGCTCACCCCGGTAGCCGTGGCCGTGGGTTCATTGCTAAGGACCATGCTATTTGCACCGGTATTGATAGAAACAATGCGGGTGTTGTTAGGAATCCCCGCCCCGTTAATGAAATCGCCAACGGCCCAACCAGCTATGTTAGTAACGGATGTAACCGTATAACTACTACTGCTGGTGCTGCAAATAGATGGGTTTCCCAGAATAAATAGCGGAATTACAATTTGTACATCTGACGGAGCGTAAATGGTGTTTACAGTATCCACAAAACTGGATGCAGTTACAGTAGTCCCATTTATGTTAGTGACCTGGAAGGCCGGGATCGCCGTAGTAGTATATAATCCAGACCTTTCGGGAACCCGCCACATAAGAACATCGCCCACTTTAAAATCGGCGGCGCTACTGGCTGTGAATGTTAGAACTGCATTGTGATCGGTGCCGGCTATGGAAACGGCGCTGATGGCTGGACCGTAATAAGTAAATCCATTACCAGGTGGTAAAACAACATGATAATTGGTATATCCACCACTATTAGTAATTGTCCTTACCGTATGGGTCCAGGGGGCAATACCTATTTTATTGTAGTTGGTGGGATAGTAGACCCCAAACTCATTATCAATTTGGTATGCTGATGGGATATTACAATTATTAAATTGGTAGTTTGTAAATGCAGGGGAGCTGATTATTCCGAAAAAATTGGAACCTGATGCAAAACCATACAAATTACAATTCGTAAAAGTAACCCCTTGATACCCCATAAAATTCCAAACTAAGCGGGTATCAGAACCCTGAAAATCACAACTATCAAATTCAATGGGCTGACCAGCAGTAAAAAAGTAGGGTTCGTAAACACTTCCAGGCCAGGTAAAATGACATGCTTCAAATTTAATGGGAAGTGCGGCAGATGAGCTGCCGGCAGCAAGACTAAAATTCCCCAGCCAAGCAAAGTTCTCACAGTGGAGCCTTGAAATCACTGCTGCGTTTTCGGCACTAACATCAAATATCTTCCATACGCCAAATATGCCCCCTCCATATATACTTGGGATATGACCTTCTTGACCGCCATGAATATTGTTAGTTATGGAACACCAGCTATCATACATCCAGGTGTTATTAAACACGATAGTCTCAGCCTGACTACTACCGCAAGACCAGTTGTAGGTATTAGGGCCTATGCTGGAATCATAGACAGATACAGGTCCGCCGTCTTGCATACCCCCTGCATAGGGAGCGTCCATTAGACCAACTACAAAACCGCTCACTTTGACATTTCTTATTATTGCTCCAGAACAGCTACATGTTGCATTATATAAAAAATTTGGATAAGGGTCGCCTGGTACTACACGACCAGCATTGCCTTGATAATCAGCATCAAAGGCAATTCCCGCATAAGGGGAATGTTGAGAATCTACGCATCCGGCGGTGATCCAATTAGCTTTGGTCGGACTCAGGTTAGCAGTTTGTGGGGCCACATTTTTACCAATTACTGAAAAATCTTCCAGAACAACCTGCCTGGCTCCCGCCACATTGATGGCCGGGCGATCCCCGAATCCCGTTGCATCAAATACAGTGCCATAGGTTCCTGAGTTGATACCGCCGCCGTTGGCTCCCCGGAAGGTAAAGCTGACGTAAGCAGCCCCCAAGCCGAGCTTTAGGGTGTCGCTCAGCAGATACTCTCCAGCAGAGCAGAACATATTGAGGCCACCGCTATTACAGGCGCAAACCACCATAGCATTAAGGGCGGCGGTGTCGTCGTGAATATCATTGCCTACCGCCCCCCACCACTGGGGGACCAGTTCTTTAACCCCGCTGGGACGGCCAAACACTACCGCTCCGGTGCCGGCACAGGAGAAGACCTGATATAACCCCGCCTCAAAGGGGCCGTTGAGATTCAGGGTGACGCCGGTGGGGATACTGATAATGGCGCCCCGCTCCGGCTTGAGAAGGATGTTGGCTGTAATCGTAGTATTCGCAGCGACAGGCCAGGTTCCGGGAGGCACATGCAGGGTCGCCGGCGTAGTGCTTCCTATAGCTGTCACAGCCCCGGCGATGGTTGTCGCACCCCCGATATAGGGGGAGGCACCCAGGATTGCGTCTATCCTAGCCTGGCTGGTGACGATATTGGCATAATCCGTGGTGCCCTGAGTAGTTAATTGGGGCGTGTAGGCGAACCCATTCGGGTCCCAATAGCCCTGGCCCCAAGCCAGGATGGGGGTTAGTAGGGTCAGAAGTATGACAGCAAGAATTTTCTTCATGGCGAATCCTTAATAATTGGGGCCAGGATGTATTGAATAAATGAGCGTTATCTTAGCATTGGCCGCGGTCCCAAAAGTACATTCTGAGGCCACGATGTAGGGGTCCACCAGCAGATTGTCAAAATAGAGCACCTGTCCGGCTCCCAGCACATCGGGGTTGGCAGGCCAGATCACGGCCCCTGTGGCACTCCCCGCCCTGACCTGGATTTTGTCGTTAGCCGCCGAGGGTTGGAAGATGATGGCCTTGAGATGAACCATAGTTGGGACACCGGATACGGTCGCCATGTCAAAATTGGTGCTTCCGTCCGGTACCACGCTGACCACCGCTGCCGAGGCGTTAAACGTGACCGTGTTGGCGGCGTGGCAGTAGCTGAACATGGCAAGCGCCAGGATGAGGGACATGGTGAAGATAAGGGACTTTTTCATAGCCAACTCCTTAAAGGTTGATTACCTTAAAGCGACCCCCTGTAAACCGTTGGGCCGATAAACTTAGACAGGAACGCCGTTACCGTGTCCATCTTCAGCCGCTCGGGGACACAGGTGGAGATTAGTATTTCCGTTTCGTTCAGGTCCGAATAACTGTCGATAATAAGATAGCTCTCCATCAGCGGAAAGAACCCGGTGCAGCCTGCGCCGCCGCCGTTCTGATAGGGATAGTCGTCTATGCGTCCAGGTCGGGCCGCAGTCATGCCAATTAAGGCGATGATGGTTTTCGCCGCCTGGGCAAGCTGGTCCCGGGGGACAATCCCCCGACATGAGAACACAAACTTCTGTTTGTGGGAGCCGAGTACAGTCTGATTCTCCACTCATGTTCCCTCCCGGAGTTAGGGGTTGATGATCCTTATGATCTCATCAATACCAGCTTCTACATGGTGATTTTTCTTTGCTAAAATCTCATATTTTATTTTACCATTTAACGGGATAATCAAGTCAACCTGGCTTCCCCAACGGACAAGCCCATATCTCTCACCCTGGCTCAAGTGATCCCCTATCCCCCAGTTCAGGATGGTGTTGACTTCGCGCTCGGCAATCTGGATGAGGTAATAACTGCCCTTCATGTCTGGGTTATAGACCTTGACGATCTGCCGCTCATTTTGAAAAAGGTAGTCCAGGGTTTTGACTTGGGGAACTGCATTTTCCAGGATGTCTTTTTCTTCCAAGACCATGCTTACATTCGGCGTGAACAAAAAGGGCGTAAACCCGACATTAACCAAATAACCGTCCGTGGGCATCCGATTTATGTGTACATCGTACTGCGTCATAAAGATACCTATTACCAAAGACGGCGTATCATATTCAGGGTCATCTAATGCTTCCCGGACATCGAACTTGCGTCCCTTAATTTCCACAATGGGATCAGTGGGTTTTATCCGCTCCAAGGCATAGAGAATTATTCCATCCGCCGGAGCATACATGGCCGTAGTATCCCGATGGATATCCCGAAAGGGATCACGGAAAAAGGTCTTGGTGACAAGTGGTCCCGGACCTTCTGCTTTGATCTTCTGAATTTCTTCCGTGGCAAGCCACTCACGCAAGGGCAGCATGGTCACTCCTCATCTGGTAAGTGCAGCAGTTCAAAAGTCCGCCTTCCATACTCAAATCCAAGCACTCAATCCCCTCCACCGCGCAGTCGGGGAAATACAGCAATAATAGATTTAGCACCCCTGGGTCTTGTTCAAAGTCAAACTGCGGAGCCAGAATTAGTCCCCTGACAATCAGAAAATTCAGATAATACCCAACGCCCGGATTAAATTCATCAGCGTAGGGATACTTAGCCCTAAAATCCTTCTCGCTCATCTTGGGACACTGTTTGTATTCGTAGGGGAACGGCACGCACTCAAGATTATGTTTCCTCAGAGCTTTCATCACCTTGTCGCCATATTTGCTCTGATAGTCGTTCACGAACACGGTTCCCTCATCAATCCACTTCACAATCCCATCGGAATGGCCCAGGGAGTCGTACGGCTCATGTGGAATCACAATCACTTCCGCATCCAACACGTCTTCCAACGCCGCCCGGAGCTTCTTCTTTGTAAGCCATTTATTATGCAAATATATAATGTCCGTCACGATAGCCCGGTCCCCATACCTGACCACGTTCCCGCCGTCCAGGCCCAGGCCCGACATCTCCGGCTGCAAATGGGCGTAACAGAATGGCGGAACCCCAAGCTGGGGGTACTGGCGCACCTTCTCTCCGTATCCGTAATGGAATTTCACATAGCGGGAGCCAACTTGTATCGGAAAATAATCTCGAATCCAAACGTTGTCCGTATCGAAAACAGTATAGATATCAATGCCATGGTCCTGCAAATGCCGATGAAGCTCTTCAAAGACGTGGGGGTGCCTGTGAAGGGCTGCTGTAAGGTATACGGTGTCGCAATCTTTATCGTAATAAGTCATTACTCATCCCGCCAATTCAAATGCGCCACGAAGCAACTCAGGTATGCGCCTGATTTTTCGCACTCGCTCAAATCCACATAAATAACCTCGTAGCCCAGGCCATGTGCTATTTTTTCCAGGTCAGCATTTTTCTTACGCTCTGTTTCATATTCTTTATCTATCTTCTTTAAATAACGAATGTTACTGGAATTGTAGAGTACGTCATCTACTTTGAGCGAATTACAAATGCCATGATACGCACTCGGGAGGGACACTGACACGACGTTTGTCACCTTTTCGACGCGGGCTATCTCTTCCGGGGTACAGAGGCTTGTGCAAAGTGCGGTGTTTTCTGGCCCCATCGGCAGGCACATACAATCTAAGTGATATAATTTTTCGTCTTTGACCCTTACTGGAATGATTTTAGCCTCGAAGTTATCCCGTATCCATTTATGGGCGTCAATACTACTGCGCTGGCCGTACCCCCCGATGTAGATATTATCATGGAGATACTTAGTTTCCGGCTCACCCTCATATTTATAAGGGTTCTTGAAAACCTGATAACCCATGTCTTTTAAAAGTGCGCCGACTATCGCCTCCTCACCCGCCCGCCCCGGTGCCATAAAATTGCTTAAGATAATCACATCGTTCTTTTTGAGATGAGGCAGGTACATGAAGCTGTTCATATACACTTGGTCTTGCAATCCTTTGACCGGAGTCACCAGTTGCACGAAGGAATTGGCTGCCAATTTATTAAAGAATGAATACCATTGGGCAAGAAATTTGGGTTTGTCAATTTTTTCTCCTGGTTTCATCCAGGGATTGTTGGCGATAGCATTATCCACATAGACAGGGGGGCACATGACAAAGGCCGGGAAAGGATACTGACTCGGCGTAATGGCCTTCCCTACCTTATTTTTCCTGACCAGTTCGGCCTTCTTCGCCAGCAGGGCTTCGGTGGAGCGGGTGGGCATCTTGTCGTCCATTAGGGTCTGGCCTCTCTGCGCTTCAGTTCAATATCAAAGGGTGGGGGCTCCATATTCAGGGCTTCCTTTTTTGCCGCCCACATTCCCCCTGCTTCTCCTGTCACGGCTGCACCTAAGCCCCGTGGTGAGGCGATTGGCTCCCTGGCAATAGGTATGGCAGGGGTCGGAATCCGCTTCTGGGGCGACTCTATCGGGGGAAGGAGGATGACCCCCATGAATAGCCGCCCCTTCCACGGATAAATCTTCTCTCTTGACTTTTTGGTAAAAATGATTATCCTTGAATTTATGGAAATCATACTGTTCATATTCGTGGCTATTTGGATACTAAACTGGATTGGCGAATTAATGCAGCTTCCGTCCAGTCGTAACCCAAGATAGCCTATTCCCCGTTTCTACGTTTCAATTCGGCATTGATGGCCTGTACCTGCCCATTTGCTTTGTCCTCTGATTTGGGCTCTATTTTATAATGTTCTCTACTGTCATACTTCAATGATGGAATAACTAATATCGAATCCCTTCCTCTCTTAGAGAAATACTTAATTATTTCTTTCATTCTTTCGGGGTCTTTCATCATCTGTTTAGAAGGAGTATATATTCCTGCACCCGTTTTAGCATCTTCTTCCCAATGACCTCCTTGAAACTTATCACCCTGATAAATTGATTCATCGCCAAAATAGAGATAATTTGGTTTTTTATACTTGTCTGGCCCACCCATTATAACCTCTTTTGTAATGGGCTTATTTCTTAGGTTTTCCTTCCAATGGCCCCTTAAATCATAACTATCTAAATCCTCTTGTATATTTCTTCCCATAACCTTAGAAGCCTTGCCTATCCAATCCTGAAATTGGACTTCTTCTGCTTTTGACAAAGGAGTATTAAAATGGTTACGATAATAATCTTGATCCTCCTTTGATAAGGGCCAAGTGATATTTCTATCTTCTCTTATTTCGCCAGTTTTAAGATACTCCTCCATCTTATCCAGTACCTGTAATTGCTTGGGTGAATATAACTCCGGGTTCTTGTCCTTCCAGTTGCCGCCTTTGTAGGGCATAAGAGCGCCCCGGACAAAGGCATCAATCATGCTGTTTTTTGCACCTTCACTTGCTGGCGGGCAACGTCGCGGGTCTCCCTCTGGAAGATTTTGACGCCTTTTAATTAACGCCTTGGCTTCGGGTGACCAACTACCGCTACTGGCAAATTCATTCCTCATCTTTGCCCAGCCGGGATCATCTGGCATCCCATGTATCAAATCTCCAAGAATAGCCGTGTGCAATTCTTGGGGATCATTTTTCATCTTCTGGTTATAGATTTCTAAGACATTACCTTTGCCACCTGTGGGATGAGGCAATCCAGGCATCCCGCCTTCGGTTTTTCGCCAATATTCCAGACCACCTATGTCTTCGGTCCCATAGGCTTTTTGGGTAGCCGCAATCCTTTCAGGAGAAGCATACATGGCTGAGGTTGTATCCATGTTATGAACTCTTTTAAGACCGGGATACTGATCTAAAACATGCGCCAGCATGGTATTCGGGTCAGGGATCGTTAATTGGGCTTGCTCAAGCGGCACCTGTGGCACGATCATCCCCGGCTGTGGAGACTGTATGATCTGTGGCCCTCCTGCGCCTACTACCTGGCCTTGGGGCAAGAGCAGTTCGGGCTGTTGCTCCCCCACCAAGACGGGCTGATTGGGCGGAATGGGGCCGCCGAATTGCCGCCTCAGCAGTTCCTTATCAATCGCCCCCACATGGCTGGCGGCTTCGTCCTCTTCGATCTGCTTCTTGAAATCCCGGTACTGGCGATATTTGGCCCGGTCCCGGTCAGACAGATTATTGATCTTGTGCCGCAGTAAGGGACCATAAATCGCCTTTTCCTCGGGGGTCCCGGCCTGGTATGCCTCCACCGCCACATCAACAGGCAGGCCCTTGAAGCGGTAAGCCTTGACGTTCTTAACTTTTTCTTTTACGTTTTGCGCCTGTCTGGCAGTGAGTTCACCAGCTTTCTCCATTTTTTTGAGATTCGACTTAAACTCAGGATTAGCACCATGTTCGGCAATATCTTCAAGTTGCATTAGTTTTTGATACTTTTTGGTCTCTGCCGGGGTTTGCCCCTTGCTGGCATGTTTCTGATAATGCTTTGCAATAATATCCTCTGACTTGTCCCTGCTAACTCGCTGGGGAGTTAAGGTCATCCCCACCAACTGCCCGTATTTACCAAATTTATCCCTGCCTTGGAACGCCTGCTGGATGGAATAGGGGGCAAAACTCTTAACCACTTGCTTGCCAAACTCCAATGGCCACTTGGCGGGTTCACGTGGAGTATAGGGTTTGTTCCCGAAATAATCTTCATTGGAGAGCATTTCCCAGGGGAGTCTAATTATATCCGGGGATTTAGACCGGAGCGTCCCGAGGGGGTCGGTGTAATACCCAACCAAATCCCTCATGTAATCAGCATCTCGGATATACTGCTTGCTGCCATCCCGGTTATAACCACCCGTCCACACCCCTTTCGTGATTAACTCCTTGTGGTTATCCGGGGTCTTGCCACCATGTAACCCCATATAAAGCAGGGTGTTAAAGATCATTGTCTTTGCTATCAGGCCCGCGGTATATTTCAGGGACATCTTCTCGAAGCCGCCCATGGGTTTGCCAGTCACCAGTTTCCGCAACCCCTGATAGGAACCCTTGATATTACCGAGTATCCATTTTCCTGATCCTAAGTTCCAACCGGGATATTTAATCAGAAAAAACAGGCCATCTTTCACGCTGTTAGAGAAAGGGAAGTTATCACGGGCTATCTGCCCGTACATGGAATCGTCAAACTGGCGGACCTCACGAAGCCGACGCCGCCAATCCATTTCCGCTTTAGGGGTGTCCTGTTTGCCCTGCCACTGTTTTTGCCATTCCGGCAACGCCAAGGCCCGCTTCTCCAAGAAACTCATCAGCTTGGCATAGGGCACCATGTAGCGCATGATAGGGATGGACGTGGTTTGGGCGGCTTTATAGGTGGCCTTCAAAAGGTGGGCATCACCAACATCTCTGGCTACCCCCTTGAGTCCATCTGCTAACCCCTTGCCAATTCCCTGAGTGACTTCCGGCTCCGGCATAGTTCCACCAGACATGACATAATCATCTATCCCTTCCCGGTACATGGTGTTGCTGCCAGGCTTGTAAAACTCCATGGCTGCTTTGCGGGCTTCACCCATGTTCTTAACGGTCTTAACTCCGCTGACGGCCTTGGCGACTTGTTTGGCGTGACCCGCCGCCCCTTCTGCATCGCCGGTGAGTAGGTCTCCCATTGCCCTGATCCCGTGTTCTCCAATCCCGGTCGCCACATCATTATTGAAAGTCACCTTGGCATGAAAGGGTGAAAAGGAAACGCCAGCTAAACGGGCCGCATCCATGACTGCTCGGCCCTTGTCATACCAGGGTTTGCCCCTCAACCCTTCTGACAGAAAGTTATTGAACACCTTGGCAAACGTGGGTTCGGCATAGGCTTGTTTAATCGCCACTCGGGGAGTTCCAGTTTTTTCCTCCGCATAGGTCGATGTCACCCGCCCCATGGGGTCATTGATTTGAACCCAATCCGGCGGTTGCTGCCCCGGCCCGAAGAATTTAATATAGCCTTCTTTGCGGGCCTGCTGCCATGCCTTCATGCCGTAGATGTAATGGCCCTTCTGTTTGATGTCGGTCATCAGCAAATCGAATAGCCCATACTTCGGTTGATACCCCACCATGAGCGGTTCCATCCAACTACTGAACACCTTCTGCTTAAAATACCCCCTGCCACCCGTGAGGGTCTTACCACGGCCATAACCGGATACCCCCATACCCTTGCCAGGGGCTACCGCTTCGCCCACCTTGCCGGTCGGCACATAGGTTATCTGCCCCTCTGCGTCCTGCTTGCGGACATACATACGGGGGTTACCGCTCTCATCCCGGTCAAGATGGTTGGCGAAAGGTTTGCCTGCAAAAAACTTCTCCTGGTTCGCAGTAACCTTGGAGTCTCCATGGTTCGTGAACATCCCGCCCCGGATATAGTTATCCACATACCGAAGAGAGCGGGCACCTAACTCGTTGATTTTGCGGATGTGCCAGTCTGATATGGATTTCCAGGTTTCAAATAGCTTCTTGAGGTCGGGTCGGGTTTCCCGTCCTTGCTGGTATTTGGCTGCTTCAAGATACTGGTCATTCAGAGGTATGGCCTCAAGACGGTCTTTCCATTCCAGCAGAGCCGCCTTGCCCTGCTGAGTGGAGGCCCGCCGTCTGCCCATCATTTCCTCAATAATCATCTTGCCGCGTTCAGAGCCGGTAATGCCCAACTCATGCCGAATAGATGTGACTACTTCGCCAATATCCCTGACGGCTTGGACGGAAGATTTCCCAGCGTTATTCAGGGCTTTTTTTATGAATGGCCCGGTTTCTGGACCGCCGCCATAAAGTTTCTCCCCCTTCTCCTCCCCCGCGGGCTGGGGGGCGGCAGGTTCGGGCTTTTCGGCTTGATTCTCCTGAAATGCCTTGGCCTGCCTTAGAGACCGCTTTGCTGGAGCCATCCATGGCTCACCATGATTCCATTTTAATATCTGCTGGGATTTTTCCCCCTCCCCCCCAGCTTCCGGCTTCGGGGCGAGGTCGGGTTTCGCCATTTCTCTTTGGGCCTGAATATTTAACTCTAATTCTTCGGGGTCTTTTTTCCAGTTAAGTTTCGTTTGTTCATCAACCGGCATTACGTCAATAAATTGATTAAACTGATCCTGCATGTCAGAGATATGGCCTTGATTATCTTTTACCCATTTATAGTAATTTTCAGGACTTCCAAATTCCCTCTCAAAATCATATTCCGCTAATTTATTTAATTCTGGGTCAACTAAATTGGTTTCCCGCCCTCGACGCATTATGTTACCAAAGTCTTTCGCAGACTTAAAACTATCAAGCAAATTACTATGCAAATAATAAGGCATCGGGTGTTCAAGTTTAGTAAAATCAAAAGAGGGGATTGTTCCCTGCACACCCCCTACTCCCCCGCCCTCGGCTTCACCAGCCTTGGCTTCCGGGAGGGGGGCGGTGCCCTTCGCTAATTCCCTTTCACGCCGTTCTTTGGTCATGGGCGCACCCTCAACTGGGGTGACTTCTGGTAGAAGCCCTCTGCGCCTTGCGGTTTCGATTGCCCGCCCAATGTCATAAAGAACTGCACCGCCAGAAGTGGTAGCGATGTCCCCGGATGCCTTGACCGCTTTTCTCGCATCGGTTGATTTTAGGCCGAGACTCCTGAGAATTCCTTCTGCTTCTCCGGTAGTTACTGTGGTTTTGCCATAAGCGGTAATCTGTTTTAGGTCTGCTTCGGTGTAATTCCCCGCCCTCAATTTGGGAATCATGTCCTGGAAAACTTTTTCGTCGGCCTCTGTCTGCTTATTTCTTGCTGTTTCTCTGAGATAAATTTCAACGGCTTCTTTGGGGGTGTCTCCCATAAAATTACCGTCAACGGTATATTGCTTCGCTGCCAATCCCCTTAGACCAAATTCAGAGCCACGTTTTGCAACAGGGCCTCCCCCTACTTCCCCTGTCTCGGCTTCGCCTAAGGCCCGTGGTGAGGCGATAGGCTCCTTGGCAATGGTAGGGGCAGGGGTCTTCTGGGTTGAAACATCACCATACACCCGAATCTCTTGCAAACCGCCCGGCTGGTCAAGGTCAAAATTGGTTATTAAGGCACCTGTAGTCTTCAAATTTTCCCTGGGGACTGAAAGAACCTGAATATCCTTTGGGTTAATCTGGGCCAGTCGTGCGGAATCTGTAAATATGATTGGATTTCGTATACCAGTTTGTGAATTTCTACGAATAAAATAGGCCCCTAACCAATCTCCAACATCGTAACGCCCTTCAACTCTTGGCCAGTCAAATGTCCACCCTTCCTTTTTGGCTTGGGCTTGGAGGTCTTTATAAATGGCCTCGCTTGTATCAATCCTTTCCTGGGAATAAACAAATTTACCGTCTTTTAATTCACCTACCGGCAGATTCTTATACTTGCGGGCCAATTCAACGGAGAGTGTTAAATCTTTAGAGATTTGATCGGCTACGCCCCGATCAATGGTAAAGGAAACAATACGGTCTGTCTTGTCGCCTCCCAATCCACCTTCGCCCGATGCAAGCAATTTACCGATTTTCCCTACAGCAGGAGCATTAGTGGTTACATGATAAACCTCGCTGGGTATCCGATGATCTTCTGCTGACATTGCGACCCCACGAAACGACATGCCCTTGCCCCGATACTTTGCATGGGGGACTTGATAGTCGTTATCTCCCACATCCACGGCATTGGCCGGGATAGTAACCCGGAGTTCTTCTGGAATAGATTTGATATCCTCTGGTGGAGAAGAAGTTACCGGCATCGGTTCACCCGCTTCCGGGGCGGCTGCGGCGGGGGAGGAGGTGCCCTCGCCAGGGATAGCAGTCGCCCCTTTAGCGGGTTGAACTTCGGGTTGGTTCGTGGGTTTCCCTTTCTCAATATCGGTTAGGATGTCCGTCACCGCCTTCGCCTGTTCCTCATTCTGAGGTTCAGTCCTTTTGACGGCTTCCTTGACATGTTCCCAATCGTGTCCGCTCATGTCGGGGGGCTTGACATCGGCCTCAACTGCTTTTTTAAGTTCCTTTCCGCCGGGAGTACCAGCCAAGACCGCCATGGTGATAGCCCCGGCGGTAATGTCTTTAACCCCGCCCCCTGCCAATGCCGCCTGTCCCCCCCCTATCCCAGCCATGGCCGCAACCTTTTGAGCGAATGGCAAGCCTCCTGTGGCCCCCAGGAGCCAACCAAGAGCAACGTTCTCTCCTGCACCCTTGGTCTTTTCCCATACCCCGCCGGGAGTCTCGACGGCACCGAGGGCGGCTACACCGGGCAATCCACCTAAGACCATGGCCCCGCCAAATTTCGCCACGCCTACGGGCATGGAACCTAACCCTTGTAAGACCTTGCTGGCTAAATCTGTGCCGACATCTTCGGGGTTTACTTCAAGCATTTTGCGAATATACGGTCGTAGCTTTTGAAAGTCATCTATGGCACCCTTCAATTCCTTGGCCTGGGGAATCATGGCGGCATCAAAATTGGGAATAGACGGCACCCTGTCGAGGGTGTCCATTAAACCAGTAAAGCTTTGTTTGAACCCAACTTTTAACTGCTTCCCAACTTCGCCAGCGGTTGTAGTCGGCATCGGGGTAGCCGCCCCCTCCTGCATCTCGGCAGCTTGGGCTAATTGGGCGGGGGTGAGGCCCGGTGCAGGTTGTGCGCCGGGTTGGGCTGGGGCCGCCCCTTCCTCTGCCCCCGCTCCTGGCGGTCCCAGCGGGCCTCCTGGAAGATTCGGATGCGCCCGTGCGGCAAACCTCTTGGCCCGAGCCGTGAGTAGTTCAGGGGGCGTAGCTCCTGTAACTGCCGGTTGTGTACCTGGCGGGCCTGCTGTGGCACCGGGGGGGCCTTCGGGGATTACTGCTCCGGGAGCGGGTTGAGGGGTGGCCTGGGTGCCCCTGCGCCTTGTCAACTCTGCCTGCAATTCGCCAGGGGTATAATCAGGAGCCCTCCTTCTCGCTAATTCCGCTTGTAATTCAGCAAGTGGGTAATCATGCTCACCCCCAACATTAACCGAAGATTCCCGTTTCCCCACGGCGTTTACAAGCCTCATAGTGGGTATCCGGGAAATAGGCGTGTCATCTGAAATACCGCCTAACATCTTGGCAACGTCAGCTTTCCAAGTGGGGTTCTTATCCCTTGGTGCATATTTCTCCGCAAATTCTCCAAAAGATAACTTCCGGCCTTGATACAACTTAATTTGGCTAATCCCGGCTTGGACTCCGGCTTCAGGCGTGCGATATATGGCGAAATCGTCCTTGCCCACGCCAATAGCCCCCCAATAGTTACCCTTGAGATTAAAGGGATTATTTTGGCGCACAGAAATAACCTTAGCCGGTTCGCCGGGGATCGTCATGGGAGACTGCCGCCGCCCCTGTTCTGCTGTTAACTCCGCTAAGGAGAAATCATCGGGCATTTATTGTCCTGCCTGTTTTCCATCAATTAGGGCCTGAAGTTCTGCATCACTCAATTCGCTAAGGGGCTTTTTAGGAGGCGGATTACCTGCACCGGGGACCCCACCACCAAATCTCGGCCTCAATCTGGCAATTTCCTGGTCAAGCAACTTTTCTCGAAGCGGATCATCGGGATTAAGGTCTTTATATGCCTGACCCTTATCATTCACTTTGCCTTCATTCTTATTAAGATTGGTGAGGGCTTGCTTGGCAAGGGTGATATCTGTTTTGGCCCCCAAATCCAGACCCGATTTACCGAACTCATCATGCAGGGTCTTTAGGTCAGATTCCGTGGGTTCCTGTCCTGGATGAAGTTGCTCATAGAATCTGGTCAACTGAGCATAGGGGCCGGTCTGGTTTTCCTTGTCTTTGTCTATCGCAAGTTTGCCCCAGCCCTGGTCTATGCGGGCTTGACTTAGACCTACGCTGGCTAAATTCTTGGCGATTGTTGAACGTCCTACCGCAGTAGGGGGCAATTCCTGGGGAGGCTGTCCAGCCTGAAGTAGATAGCCACCCTGAACCTTGGGAGCCTCAGTCATCTGCTTCAACTGCGCCGCCAAAAACGCTGCATGGTTGGCCCACATATCCAACTGCTGATCCGTGGCGTTAGGCGGTGGCAAGGCCGATTCCGGCACATTCGGGTAATTTTTAAGAAGCTGCGGACGCAAGGCACCCCAAGATTTACTGTTGAGCATGGGCGCTATGGTGGGCAGGCTCTCCGTCAAGCGTCCGATATCTTTCTGAACCGGGTCGGATTGGGTTTTATACCAATCCTGGACTTTCCCCACCTCTCTTGCCATCTGCGGGTTGATCCCCATAAGGGCTTTCACATCCCCAGTTTGCATGGCCTGTTTGAGAGCCACCTGTTCCTGCTGCTTGCGCTGTATCTCCTGTGTGCCGTAGTTCATCAGGGCATTGCTGTAGGGTATGGCCTGGATGTCCTGGACCAACCCCAATCCCTGTTGCATTCCGGTGACAATACCAGGAGTCGGTGCTTCCCTCCGGGCCGCCAGCAATTCGCCAAGATAGTTTCCGTCACCCATAGCAACGCTCCATTATGTAAATACCCTACTTTCTTATAGATTGTCTTCCCACCCCAGGCAGTAAAGGACATCGTTGGCACCGCCTGAAGCAAAGTAAACATTGGTGCTTTCCAAGCCCCACTCGGCCTGGATAGCAGAGTCAGCACTGTTGTTGATAAGAGGAGGCGGGTTAATGGTGGAATTAACTGCACCATAATTCCCATTGGGGGCCGCCACCGCCACAATGGCAACGCAGTAAAGAACCACCTGGATTTTGGCGGTGGTGGGCGGCACAAATCCACTTATCGCGACCGGAATCCAGGTCGGAGTCGACACGCTTCCTACCGCCCCGTATATCATCATGGGCAAGTTTAGGTTTGGGGCAAATGTCCCGGTATTTCCGCTCTGCACCACATATTGAGCGTGCCGACCCCGTTGAATCGTGTAATACAAGGCCGGGCTCGATGATGTCGTATTAGCGGAAAAAGCGATAGTGCCTGCTCCTGTCCCCGCTACCAGGGTCAGGGTTCCGCTTGAGGGGGGAGCAACAACTCCATAAGCCGAAAGACTCGTTTGGTTGGATATGGTAGCGGTAGCGACGAAATAAACTCCGCTGCCTGTCGTATAGAGCGCCCCCGCGGTAACGCTCGATGATGCGATGGTAAAGCTGTAGGTGTTGGGAATGGTCTGGACGGCCCCGATGCGGATAAAATAATTATTGTATCCACCAGGAGCCGTTGGGGTTGTGGGGCTAAGGGACAAGAGGCCGCAAGTGCCCGATGAGCCGTTACAGACATATACATAATACCAGGTGCTGGCCACCGGCGAACCCGTATCCAGGCCATTGGCCCCCGTGGTCCCTGCATTGAGGCCTAATGATAGGCCCCCGCCCGCAAAGGGATTGTTGGCTGCTGTGATGGTCAGTGTGCTGCTTCCTGTAACCGTGATTACAGTATTGTGAAACATCGCCGCAGTCAGCGGGACAAAGGGATATTTAGGATTCACCAAAATCCAATCGCCCAGGGTGGCGTTATATTCCAATTCGATCACGGCATTCGCCCCTGGAATGTCACCAGGGATCAGGGCAGCACCCGCACCCTTCACTATGGTTTTAGCGGTCATGCCGTTGGGCGAAAAGGTTGGGGTGGCAGTAGTGTTCGCTGCCGATGCCCAAACCCAGACCAGCGTCTTATCCACGAAAGAGGTAATAGCAGGAGTAAAGGTAGCGGTGATGGTATCGCCGGTGCCCCCGCCTGCCGCTGCATTAAAACTCTGTTGCTGAATGGCCTGGGCTGTGGCGGGTGAAGTCACGGCCCCCGTGGAGTCAATGACATACAAGGTTGTGCCACTGCAATAAAGGGACAGTTGCCCGCTCGCAGGCGTGGGGGGGGCAACCGAACCAACCGTAACATAGGAGTTATAGGGGTCAACTTCGTACAGGTCAAAAGTAAACAAGACCGTGCCGTGAGTCTGACCGCTGGGAGGGGGGCCTTCAATCACGAATTTGGTAGGCTGATTGGCATAAATGATACAGTTGCCGTCGCTGTCCAGCACTATCGGGAAGGCATTGGCCTGGCTAAACCCGGTGTCCTTATAAGTCGCAGACTGAGTGCTGGTCCCCGCCTGGTAGGTCCAGACCAGACCGCCCACTTCGGGCATCCCGGTTGAGGGATCGGTAACATGGAAGAAGGGGAAAGTAGCTGGCGTGATGGCTTGCGCCTGCAGGGGCAAGAACAACGCCAGGATAAACAGGAGGGTGCTTAGTTTCTTTATGAGTTTCATAATATTTCCTTATCCTGTTTGATTCCAACCGCCGAACATGCTGGGAGAATAGGCGTTGTAAGTCCCGGCTCCAGCACTAGACATTTCGGGCATGGTCATGCCACCCAGACCCATCATTGAACCTAATGCTCCCATCCCCGACCCCAATAGACTCGCCCCGCCAGTCATGGATGCACCCAATAATGACCCAGCCAACCCCAGCATACTCCCAAGCCCCTGGCCCTGCATCTGCTGATTCTGCAAATTCAACCCTGCCATGGTGTTCATGGCACCCTGGGATTGCTGTCCAATTCCCAAGTCGATAGGAACCTGTTGGGATGCTGTGTTCTGGTTCCATTGCCCCAACTGCGTCCCGGCGTTTTGACCCATAGTCCCCAGGCCGCTTAACTGCTGCATCAGGGTATTGTAATACTGGTTCCCGTAATTCTGGCCGTACTGCACATCGGCCTGTCTCTGGGGACCGGAACCATACATTCCTGCCGCATTGGTGGAAGCATTTAGGGCGTTAAGCCCCTGCTGTTGGCCCCACTGATACCCAGGGACGTTGTTAAGATACTGCTGAGGATTATAGGTCTGCGGAGCCCCAGGTATCCCCAGCAACCCCGCATAGGCTTGCATCCCGCTTGTGCCGGCCTGGTAGTATGGGTTCATGTATCCGGTAGCGGTGTTCAGCCCCTGAGTTAAGTCTTGCTTTGCTTGATCAGCGTAATGAATATACTGCGTCAAGCCTTGCGAAACATCGGATTGGGCACCGCTGGTATTGGTTCCAAAGATGTCCCAGGCGAAGTGCCTCTGCGGTATCAGAGAGAGATATGCGGCCTCCCGCGGGCTGTCGTCATAGTCCATTTCAAATCGTTTCATGCTGGCACCTCTCTCCCGAACGCTATGTATTTGAAAGTAAGAATGTTTTTAAAAACCCGTTCCCAGCCTCGCCGCCTTGATATAATTTCCAGGGGCATGGGGTACTCAGTTTGAAGCCAGTCGAAAATTTCTGTCACGATGATTCTTAACTGTCCGATTCCCTGCCGATGTTCTGGGAAAAGACCGAATAGCCAGATTCGTGAAGTCGGCTTTTTTGTGATTTCATGGCTAAGAACACGAAAAATGAACCATCCGATACACTTCTCACCTTCGTTTATAAGTACAAGTCGTGAATTGCCCACTAAAAGCATCCGGGCTAAATCTTCCGGTTGCCAGTCAACCGACTCCGGCGAACGTGATTGTATCTCGGCCACAATGCCCTTCAGGACAGGCCACAATCTGTCCGTATCTTCCGGGGCAATTTGGTTAAAACTCACCATTTTTGCATCCACGTGGCCCATTGGCTGTTCAATTTATTATTTACATCCGCGAAAGGTTGGGCCGTGGGGGCCTCGGTAATGCCTATCTTAGTCTGTGCCTGTTGCCAAAAATTACTCCAAGGGTCCGACATCGCACCGCTTTCCAGATACATGGTCTGCACAAATGGCGGCGCCTGGATGCCATGCTGGGTGCTTTTGGCCCCGATGAAAAGCTGGGTAGATTGCTGAAGATGTCCGCTGTCTAAAAAAACATCGTCGTTCGGGTTAATTTGCACAGAGACCATATTTATTCCAACCATGAACACTCAAGGATGTCTCTGTTGATCGGATCGGTGATCTCAAGCTCGAAAATCCGGTTGTAGTCCGCCCCATTCTGCCGGAAAATAGTCCTCTTGGTAGTCTCCCCGATCTTCCCCATAGAAGCCGTGCGCTGAAACCCGAAATTGCTCCCGCCATCTCGGGATGATTTCAGCATGGCTTGGGGGTTAAGTCCCGTGACCGCATCGCCGGATTCAAACAGAAATTGCAAATCCGGGAAGGGAATCAGTTTGCCAGCAATCCGGTATTCCCTGGATTGAACCTTGGCCTGCAAGGGCTGGTTATTATCGGTGTACACCTTCGGATCCATCTTGTAGATATTGCCGCTGGCGAAATCCCCTACTAGGTGATTCCCATTGAAATAGCAGTAACAGTTGGCCCGATGCCGGCTGCCGTCCAGGAAGCTGCTTCGCACATGCCACATGGGAGGCTGCACGGAAATGTCACAGACCAAGGTTCGGTTGGCGGTCGGTAAGATCAGCCAATAGAAGCTGTGCCCTCTCTGAATCTGGAAGAACCCGAGAGCATCGCTAACTGTGGCAAACCCTTCAAGCATCCTGTCGATCTTGTCCGTGGAGATGCGCTTGGGCTGGAATCCCACGGCCATCTGCACCTGCCGGTAATTATCCAGCCACATTAGAGTATTGTTCCCGAGAGTGGCGGACATGGGTGCGCCCAAGCCTTTTTCGATCAGGGTGCCCACCAGTTTGGTGAAGGGAAAGGGTGTGCCGCCTGCGTCGTACCAAACCTCATCGGTCTTATCCCCCATGAGCCAGATGTTTAAATGGCTACTCAGGATTGCCAGAATAATGCCGTCGCCTTTGAGGGCCTGGGCCATGGAGTCATAGGTGGTGCAATCCCCCAGGTTGCTTACACCCCATTGATTGCCGTTTGGCTGGGCATAAACGATGTAGTTATCCTGCAAGACCGCAGGGCCACCACCCAGAAAGTTAGGGTCGGTAATCTGGGTAAAATAGGGTATCCCCGGTATGCAGGCCCAGGTGACACCACCATCCGTGACCGTATCCCCAACCGTAGTGGGCCAGGCAGGGGGACTCGTGCTGGACATGCCACCATTCCCGGTCACTTGGTAATAAAGCAGGGTGGGCGGGTTAGGCTGCACCACAACCCCTGGCAGGTAGGTGGTGCTTTGCGTCCAGAACTTCGGAAATGTGTCATAGTAATAGCCGTTGACGCCATCACTTATGAAAAGCTGCATTTGGTTCGCCATCGGCACCATGTAAAGCGGGCCGGTCCCTGTGGCGAGGCTGCCGATCAGGATGGCATTGCCATGCATGTCCACCTGATATACGTTGCAGGTAGTCACCGTATTCTGGCCCACCACATACAAATAATTCCCCATGACCGCCATGCCGCGCACCTGCATGAGGCCGGCGGCAACAGTGGTCCAGATGGAACAGCCCGGAGCGCCCAACAGGATGGGGCCTTTTTCTTGATCGGACGCAAAAAAGAGATTTTGGGGCAAATTTCCCCTGACTCGATCTTGCCCTGTTGGGAAAAAAGCGGGAAAGGCCAATTTATTACCCCCTACTTCTCATACAGCCCCTTGGGTCTGGTGGGTTTCTTCTGCTTGGGCTTTTTAGAGCCTTTATGCTTGGCAGTCCCGGCTACCACGGCATTAGCCGCCTTGATAGCCGACCCTTCACTTTCGCCGCGATCAAGCATACTGTCGGCCACGTGCGAAAATTGCCGCTTCTTCTTGGGCGTCTTAGCCTTTTTGGTAAATCTCGTTGCGTCCTTCGGTTCCCAAGGCATTTTCATCTCTCCTTATGTCTCTGTAATGTTCTTCAGTGGGTAACGGACACCCGCATTGGGCGAATCGCCATCGCTCCGGGTTAGTGGCCACCAGAGAAAATCCGGTATTCTCACGACCGCAGTAAGGGCATCTCACCATTTTTAGTACGTCCGACCAGCATTGAAAGGTCCGCGCCAGTCCTGCGCTCCTCTTTGGGGCATCGGTATATCCATCGAGGCTTCTTCAACCCTATTCGCCGCATTAATCCTCTGAATCATCCCCATAGACCGCCTTGCCATAGGCAGCACCACCCGAAGATAATTCGGGGTCGCCGTCATCCCCTGATAATCCGAGGCCAGCACCTTGGCCGTATTCCATTTCAGGAACGACTTGAACTCAGGCGGCAGGCTGATTTGTGTGTTTAGCGCGGTGATTTCCGAGAGGTTCTTTACGCTGACACAATGGAAAGTGTACGCCTTGTCGGGGATGTAATAAAAGGTGATGATCCCCAAAGGATATTGCGGGTCATACATGAAGTTTTCCGGGATGCTCTGGACGTTCTTGACATCTATGGAATTGTAAGCCGCCTGGCCGATCAACTGGACTGAGTAATCAACATAGTTAGCGAGATAGGTGTCCCTGACATAGCATTGATCCATAATGGCGATGGGTCGAATGGTATTGAAATCCCCGCCTATGCCGATGTTGTAAGCCGCTTGCCCCGGAACCAATGGGAAGTCTTCGCTGACGAGGGCAAAGAATATCGAACTACTCAATTCATCGAGCATGTAGTTCATGGCATCCATCGCCCCTTCAATCTGAGGAGACGAGGGCATTTCTCCTTCCTGCAAAACCCCGATGGCCCGCAGAGAACTTACTAAGATATCTCGCAAGTACGCGGGCGTAGGTATGGGAGGCGGCGTTGGACCAGGGGGCGCGCCAAAGACTGCATGGACAGCACCATCCGGGTCAACGACTAAACTGATCCCACTGGGGCTTTGTAGTATAGTGATTCCCATGATGTCTCCCTAAAACCAGCTTTTTATTGAGTCACCCACTCCGAGGAAATCAGGTCTTTGGGGGAACCGCTTGCAAACCACTTCTGGGGGGCCACCACGATCTTATTGAGCCGGGGGTTCAGATATGCCGCCCACCATGAGAAACTGCTGTTAGCGATGATCTGGTGGCGGCAAGAGGCCATGGCAAGAAGTTCCTCTTGGTCCGTTCTCCCGTTCCCCGAGACCAACTCCCCCGGTAAATTGTCCTTGGCCCACTGGGGGTCGTCTGAGAATAGATAGAAGTGGCAGGGGCCAATCTTCCCCTTTACAAATTCTATGCTCTTCCGGTAATACTCCGCGGGGCATAACCCATGAAACTGATTATGGACGGGATCGGTAACGTAATCCCCCCGCCTGACGTGTATCCCCACGGACATAGTAGTCGGGTCTATGGTTTCTTTACCATTGGTTTTCAAAGTAAAGTCTTGCCTAATCTGCCTGGCATAATCGGCGAAGTATTTCTCAGATTGAAAATAGCCATTTAGATAAACCATGTCTTTCGCAACAGCTCCCATCACTTCATCTTCAGCCACGATATTAAAAGCATCCAACTGGTAATGCCTTTTGGTATTCGCAAGGGCCAAGTCATCCTTAACCAAGACGAGGCCAGTGTTATAGCGCAGGGACATGGCACGACCTGCCGCATAAATAAACATTTGATTGCCTAATCCCCCACGAAGATTAGCCACTATCACTGGAATGTCACCCTTAAAATATCGTCTTTGTTTTCAATCTTCGCTTCGCCAAAAGACATAATGTGTTCAGTTAATTCAGACAATGAAAACCCCCGCATATCGTCTATCAGAATGATATGGTCTTTTATCAGATGCTCCCTAATGGCCTTAATCTCATCCCAAATGGGTATGTCCACTTCAGCCCCACAAGTATCTCCCGCAGAATGGTGAGCATCAAGCCAGAAGATACAGGGCGATGTAATGTTCTTTAATAGTTCCGGCAAGACTTCTGCGCTGTTGCCGTGAAACAAATTAATATGTGCGTCGCCTTCGTACTTCTTCTTACACATACTATATAAATCATCTCCTATTTCTATAGAATAGATTCGATCAAAATAGTCTTTTACCCGGTCTATTGTGTCCCCATGCCAGGTTCCGGTTTCGATGAAGGTGCGATGACCATTTCCAGCCGCATATTCTTTGATAACCGCAGCCTTGCCGTCCGGGTGCAAGATACCATTTCCCACCCCATGCTTGGCTGACATATAGGCCAATAATTCATGGGATTTGGCGTTGGACCCATCTATCATGGAAGGACCATGTTTGCGGTAATAGAATAAATATTCCTGCACCGCTGCTATCTTAAAACCTTCCTTTGCGGCCCTCCACCACAGGTCGTAGTCTTCAAATCCACCCCGCATCTTTTCATCAAAACCACCAGTAACTTCCCAAACCCTCTTTTTGAACAATGCCGAACAGTTGACGCAGTTTCTTTTGAAGAAATCTTTATACTGCACAGTGGCCGGACAAAGCCAAGTGCCGTTGCTATCTCCGATCATTTGGGTTCCTGCACTTACAATGTCTGCATCCACTTCCATGCAATGGTCGATGTAGTCAGGGTGCAGCATGTCATCCGCATCCAGACACATGACCCATTCGCCATGTGATTCCCTGATCCCCCGATTGCGGGCAGCCGAGACCCCTTGGTTTTCCTGTTCGATCAGTGTCACTCCATATTTCCGGGCCACCTCTGAGGTGTTGTCCGTAGAGCCATCGTTGACCACGATAATTTCCACGTTGCCATACGACTGTTTCAAGACACTCTCAATAGCTTCTTCGATGAAATGCCCGTAGTTGAAGCAGGGGATAACCACGCTGACAAAGGGTTTGCCATTGGGACGGGGCTTCACCCACTCAGAACCCCCGCGCTGCTGGCAGAGAAACTTGGAATAATTTCCGATATGCGGTTCTATCCCATAATGGGAAATGGTGATGTTAGGTTCGATCCAGAGTTTGACCCCGGCCCGGCCACATCGGATACAAAAAGAAATATCTTCCCCTTGCATTGTATGGTTTTCGTGAATATGGTTGAAGAACCCATGAACTTTGGAATCACCTTCCCAATAATAATTTTCCGGCTCGTGGGCTATGATTTGTTCAAATGCCCTACGGCTGATTTTCATAAAGCCGGTAGGTATAGTATCCGCTTCGATGAGTCCGGTTTTAGGGTCAACCTTGGGGGTTCTTAATTTATCTTCATTAGTAAAATGCCGGACCCCCCAATTATCCCACATATTGTTACAGGGGTAAGCCGCTCCCACCACGTCACCGGGGGCCTTTAGGAGATTAGAAAATCCCATGACATCCCAGCCATGGTCGGAGTCAATAAAGATAAGATGCTTCGCCTTAGAATTAAGAAAAAGATCAGCGAAATGATTGCGCGCATGCCATACGTAGCTGTCGCCCATGAGCGGCCAGAACTCGGCGGCTATTCCTGCCTCCCAGCAAAGGCGAAGGGATACGGCCAGGGAAGCGGTATGAGGTGCCCACGCCTCCACATTTCGGAATGGACTGCATATGACTAAATCAAGCCTTGACAACATGTCAGACATATAATCGCCGTTTTGCCAAGTCAGGCAAAATACGGAAGTAACGGGGAGAGTTGCCCCTCCCCGTTAGGGTTGTTAAGAGCAAAGTCCAAGGTTTCTGAGAGCCGTCACAACCGCCGCCATCTGATTCATAAAGGCGATGGTCTGGGTTGAACCAGTGAACAGCGTGGTGGATTGGCCGCTAGTCGTAAGACTCGTTGGTGCGCCTATCACCTGCTGCACCACCGGAGTGGCTCCGAAGAAACTGTCTTTGTCCGTGGCGCTGCGACCCATGCACTGACCATCCGGGCCACCGTCGCCAAGATAGTCAATCATCGCAGTGGATGAACTTGATTGTTCAGTACCCGTACCAATTTGTGCCATAATTGAATCTCCTTATATGGTCAGTCAACTATTTTGTCCATCTTACGGCTAACTGGGGCCGTAGTGTTTGGTATCCATAAAGCACATCAATACGTGTATTCTCCGTATCGTTCACGCCGTCCACAAACTTCCAGATACGCATGGAGAGTTTGTCGATGGTCTTGCGGGCCATGAAGGGCTGCCCGTCAAACACCGGCAGATCGGCGGTCACGAAGGCGAAGGCGTCTTTGTGGAAGGCCAAAAGCTGCTGGTAGGACCCGGAGGCCGCGCCGCTGCCGCCAACCGCAGGCGGGGTGCCGGTTGCGAACTGCACGTAGTCCGTAGTAAGCGGCTGTCTGCTGACATTCTGGTATCCGTCGGCGTTGAAGTTGACCGCTGGTGCGAAGTTCAACGTCCCGGAAGCCCCGATGGTCACAGTCTGCGTCACCACGAACTGTTGCAGGTAATTGTAGGCCGTTTTGGTTTCGGGATGCACCGCGAGAACACCCGAAGCCGCTCCGCCGGAGGGATAGAAGGTGAACACTTCGCCCGCGTTGATGGTGGCACCGCCCGCAAAACCAGTGACAGTCATGCTGGTGGCACCCTGGGCCACATTGGCGCTGGGAGAGCCGACGTTGGCGCTCGCAGAGCGAGTCCCATTGGCGATGTAGGGCAGCAGTTCGTTCTCCATGAAGGTGAACCCCTGCCCCCTGGTCAGATACCCTTCCAGGTAGGCGTGTTCCAGTTCCCGGCGGTCATTGAACAGGGCCTTGAGGCCGTCAGCCATGGCCGCAGAGGTGTCGGAGTCCATCAGGACTACCCGCTTGCCGGCGTCCGGGGCCAGGTTCTTGTTGAGCATGGCCCGCATCTGGCCGAAGGCATACATCGTGGTGGGTGCGCCGCCGCCGCCTGCACCGTTCATGTTGTAAATGGAACCGATCATGCTGAGCGCATCGGCTTCCATGGCGGTCGCCAGGACGCTCATGGCAGGTTGGAGGTGACGTTCCTCGAAATCCTCGTCCTTGAGGGCGAGGTCGGCGCTGGTCAGTTTCAGGCCCACGTGTTTCTGGGTGGCCACGGTCAGCACCACGTCATTCTGCGCGATGCCCTGCGGCACGAAGGTAGCGCCGGTGGTTACAGTGTATTGCTCCGGGAGCCTGATTCGGAGCGTAGCCCCGATTTTGCCCCCATCGCCTATAGAACTGGCGAACTGAGGATCATAGTCGCGATGGATAGATCCTATGAAATTCAACTTGGCATGAAGAATCGCCAGTGCCTTTCGTAGGATTTTGTCAGTTGTCTGGTAGTAATTAGCCATGGTTCAAAACTCCTTACGGACTTAGCCCCTGTTTCCGCCTAATTTCCTCGGCTCTAACTCTGGCATACCATTCATCGTCATTTTTGATGTCGTCAAGGCTGGCGATGATGGTATCAGCGCCGCCCAAGGGAATGATAGGTCCAGGGGCTTTAGTGGTTTTTGGGGATTCAGGTTTCTTGAGTTTGCCTTCCAATGCGATCACTTCTCGCATGGCACTGTTGGTATCGAGGGTCATTAAACGCCGCATTTCGGCAAGGTTGTCGGCCAGGTAAACAATGAGTTCGTAATTCTGAGGGCTTTTGCTGATGAACCCAGTGACCGGACCTGCCCATTCTACGGGCATCTGGCTCAGAATGGGGGCCAGCCGTGACTTCACCTTGTTTACGAACCCCGGATATTTAGCCTCGCCCTGTTGTTCAAAAGACACCTGGTCCTGCATGAGCTTCTGCTGGGCGGTTTTGGCCTTCTCCTGCTCCTGCTTATGATCCCTTTCGATGAACTTACAATCCGCCCGCCAGTCGGCCAGGAGTTCGACCTTCTTCTCCTCGTCAACATAGCCTTCATCGTCCGTCCATAACTTCGGGTCCGGGCGGGGCGGCAGTTGCGGGGCGGGAACCTGGAGGGCGGGAGTTGCAACCGGAATATCCGGCGGCTTGGCCCCGAACTGTTCCAGGGTTTCCCGGCGTCCCTTTTCTTCGGCCAGTTGAAGTTCAAGCGCCCGACTTTTTTCCTCCGCTTCTTTGCGGGCTATGCGAATTTTAGCAAAGGCCACATTGCGCCGATCCGCAGCTTCCATTCGCTCTGTGTCGTTGGTTGCTTGATCTACCTTGGCCTGTAAGCCAGCAAGTTCATCGTCTTCTTCCGTGGTGGCCGGAACCACTTCTTGAATCTCGGCCAGTTCAGGTGATTCGACCTCACCCGTGGGGCTTTCTACTACTTGACCTTCGATTTCTTCTGGCATAACTCTCGCTCCTAAGCGGATTTAATCTCTGGATTCTGAGGCCCCAGGAAGCCTTGATTTGCCTTGGTTTGAAATAAAAAAAGGGCTGCCCGGGGATTTCTCCCTCAGTCAGCCCTTGCGGTGCCTGTTAAGGCCGTGCCGTGGCTATGTAATTTTACTTAGTAAATACTAATTTTCAATAAAAGTCAATCATCCTCACCGCACCCCCAATAACTCTGCCACCTTATCTACTACTTCTTCGGTGCTTTTCCGCAAGGCATCCTCGCATCGGCGACGCTTTTTGGTATTCGGGTCCGGTGTTGCCACTACCCACCCGCAACTCCAGCAGGTATCGCCGCTAATTACCGCTCCGCAGCCATTAGGGTTAGGGCAGCGCATCTTTATAACGCCAACAGCATGGGCGTCTCATTGCAAGATGGGAATTTTACGCAGTTGATACAATCCACCCAGGCGATGGGGGGAAGTTCGTCACGAGTGACCACCCTGAAGCCGAACCGTTTAAAATAATCGGGTATTAAACAGAGTAGGAAGACTTCTTTCAGTGCCAGAGATTCTGCCTCTCTGAGGCAGGCCCCCACTAATTGCTTTCCTATTCCGCATTTTTGCAGGTTTTCCTTGACCACTACTGACCGGATTTCCCCAATTCCATCCCAGCAAAGATGCAAAGATGCAATCCCCTCCATGTCCCCACTTTCCCCGATATAGACAAAGTAATCCCGCCGGTGGGCATAAAGGTACGCCAAACTCCGGGGGATAACGCCGTGGGCTTCCCGGTCAGACAGGAACCTGCGAATCTCCGGGATGTCTCCATTGACCGCCTTGCGAATCATGCACTGCCCCGCTCTACCAGATCGGCCATGTCCCGCAGGGCCTTCGCCATCACGTCCGCCCTAGTGAACAAGTCCCCGTCAAACTGCACGTTGAACTCCTTGTAATTCGTCTCCATGTCAAACAGCACCTTGAAGTCCCGCCCATGTTGCCGGATTTCCTGCACCTGCGCCATGGTCACTTGGAACGCATAGGTCTTGCGGTTCCTGGCGATGTCGAACCCCATGGGCACGAAGAAGCGCAGGACGTACCAATCGCCCACCTTGGGAAGTTCGGCGGTGGAGCGGATGACTTCTTGACCCAGCGCCTGGGGTAAATCATTCATCAATTTCGCCGTATCCCTGCCCAGCATCGGCTCATAATAAGAGCATCTTTCTTCATGCTCATATTTCCCACTTAGGGACGGTTTCGCCTTGCAGCCGGGGCATTTTAGGCCCTGGATGAATTCTTGGGGTTCGGGTTGGGGCATTTCAGGATACACTTCGCTCGGGCCAAACATTTCAGCGACGGTGAGTTTTTCTGGTATTGCATCTGCTGGTTTAGGGTTCAAGGTCACTCCCTTACATCCTTTTTTATGAAACCGCTTTTTTGCTCCGCACTGAGGGCAGGGCCATAATTCAACCATTTATACCTCTGGTTTCTTGAAATAAACATCTCTCAGGTTAGTTCTTGGTTCAAAATGATCCGCTAAAAATACATATCCATCCGCTTCAAAACCATTTTTGAGTTCCATATCATACTGAGAACTGATCGGTCCCCGGTATGTCACCTTCAACCCCTTATGCGAACCTTGGGCAAAAGGACTAACATTGGCATTTTGTAAAAAAGTGGTATCTCTCATCTTACTGCCTCACTGTCCCCGGCGGCATTCCCTGAGTCGGCATCCCAACCTGTGGTTTTTTTGCAGTAATTTCTACTGTAATGACCATCTCTTTATCATTCATAACATGACTGACAACCTTAGCCTGAAAGTTTTTATCAGTGCATTTTACTATCATTGAAGTCTCCCCGGTCCCGGCGGCATTCCCTGACCCGGCATACCGCCCTGTGGCCCACCCTGCCCCGGTATCTGACTCGGCTGCTGGCCCTGCCCCATCGCTAACTGCGCCAACTCCTGCAAGGCTTCGGCCAGGGCTATCCTCGTCTCCACCTGGAGGTTCCCAGCCGCCGCCATATCCTTCATCGCCCCTGCGTGGGCCTTCTCCGCCTTCGCCAAACTCTCCTGCATCTTCGCCATCATCAACGGGTTCGGTTTCTGCGGGATACCCAGCAGCGGGAGACGTTTCATAACCTCTTGAATTTCTTCCGGCGGCAGCAGGTAGCTCTTCCCGGTCCTAATTAGTTCGGCTTTGATCCGGTAGGCCACAGTCTGCGCTTCGGGGATGTCCTGGTTCTTCATCAAAATATCCCCGATCAAACCCCAAACCTGCGGATTCGCTTGCACCAGAGCGGTGTAGAACACCACCGCCTCCTGCCTGGCTGTGGTGAAGCTCGGGCCGGTATCAACCGCCACTTCATACCTGCCAGCTTTCATGTCGTTCATCAGCCGGCCTTCACTCAAGGGTTGCCCGCCCACCTCGTTCCCCGGCACATTGATCTCCACTTCCTTCGTGCTCAGTCCATCTTCCCCGAGTGTCCTAATCTTGCGCTGAGTATCGTAAATCGTCGGGAACAGATCAAGAATTATTTCCCCCACCCGGCAGAAAGCCAGGTTTAAATTATCGGTGTACGTGTAATCCCCTACATCGGACACCTGCTGTCTGGTCCTGAGCGCCACCCCGGAAGTGTCAGCGGCGGGCGCGGCCTGGGGCGGCGTCCCCAAACTCCCTGTGGTCGTCCTGATTTCCTCCGCGGCCTGGGCCAATCCCGCCACTATCGCTGACGATGCCTGGGGCGGGGTGATCTGCATGGGCCACTGCACAGGTTTGGTGGGGTCTTCGTCATCTGGGCCATTGACCAGATAATACGGGTCCATCCGGGTGTTTAGGCTGTTCCACTGGCGCTCGTGTCCAGCTATCATCTGTGGGGTAACGAACACCTTTGCCTTCGGCGACAGCCCGTAATGCTCTGCCGCCGCAGATGCAAAGTAATTATACATCCGCTGGGAATCCATCGAGTTTTTGGTGATGCCGCGCTCGTAAGTCTTGCCGTCTACGTTGATCTGTTTCCCGCAGACCGGCACCATGCACCAGTATTTCGAGGCCCATAACTGCTTCTGTTCCAATATCGAAGCCCCATCCACCTTATAGCGGTAAATCTTGTAGCTGTTTACTTCCCGCTGGTGCGGCTTGCCTGTCTCTGGGTCTAAGTCGTAGGGGCTGACTTCTGCCCCATCTTCTCCGGGTGTCATGGGCAAATCGGATTTTTCGGTAGCCTGTCCATTTTGCAGGAAATAAATGGTCTTCTTCGTAAACTCTTTGACAAAATACTCCGCTATAATTACGTCCTCATCGCCCCGCCAGTTGAACTCCCCGCCCACAATGGACAGGTCGGTAGGTTCCGTCTTGTATTGCTCCCGGTAGGAGTCCTTACTGATCCTCTCGTACACGATGAACCAGTTCCCGTCCATCCGGTCCCAGGCTTGGGCGCTGGGGTCCCAAATAACCGATAGTTCGTTGTAAACTGGGATGATACCAACCTTCTGCTCACGAGTATCATCCCCGGCATACTCCGTAATCACCCGGATATAGCCCCTGCCGCCCTGCAACTGGTGTTCTGATGCCTTTTTCAGGGCCATCCGGGCAGACAGTTCTGCTGTGATCTTCCGTATCTTCCCTTCCTTGATCTGCGCCCACTCCGGCTTCGCCTGCGGATCGGCTGCCCTCACCTTCAACCCGGGCATATTCATCCGCTGGGCACCTGTCACCTCATCGATAATCGGATTGATGTGGTCTATCACCAGACAGGGGCGGTTGACGCGGATAGCCTTGTCATCATCCCCCCACTGTTCCAGGTTCAGGAACTTCTTGGCCTCCCGGACATGCTCCCGGTTATGGCTGTCCCCGGTCTGACCAGCAGAGGCCCGCTTGCGGATCAGGGCGAGGAGTTTCTCATCCTCAGTCGGGTGCGTATCGTTCTCGGGGTTTTTGATAGCGCGTTTAGGCATCGGTTAATATCCCTGACCCACAATTCCGACCCAGCGCAAATACTCGGGTGTTGCGCCAAATAGTCCCATATAATTGTAGGGGTTCATCGCCTGTCTATGCGCCCTGTCGTTTGGAGTCTCGTTCATCCTCATCCGCTCCCATTCTATTTCTGCTGGGATCATCGGCTGGGGTTTTGGAAAATTCAGGGCCCAGATATCGTTACCCTCATAATCCGTCTCAGGCAGGGGCCAGGTCATCCGTTTAGGGTGTTTCTTGAAAGGCCACATTCGTGGGCACCTCCTGCCAAAAAGTCTCTAAAATCCTTATGGTCAACAGATGCGACTCCACTTCCCTCTGCCGATTCCGTGCCAGCAGGATACACCCGCCACAGCGGTCCCCTGAGTAGAGGTAGTCCGTGGGCTGGGCGCAGGTCTTACAGGTCATTATAATTTCCAGTAAGATGGCGGTAACAAACAAGCGTGGGAATTATCATCAAAGATTATGTTTATGCCAGTTGCAACAGAATCTATTTTGCGAATAGGTTTTGCAATTCCAATTTCATATATCTCAAACCCCGGACTGGCAGTAAGTTTTGAGGGGAAATAATATTCTTTGGGCAGTTTTAAGTTTATTCCTATTGGAATCAATGCACCACCCCACTCTCCACCGAGAGTTTAATTAGGTACTTGGCCGCCAACCACTTGATCGCCGTGGTTAGGATATCGATCTGCACCCCCGCCGCACCTACCTGATCCTCTGCAAACTCCAGGGACGGCATAACGTCAATCATATGCCACTGCCCATCCACCTGGGCACAACGCACCCCCAAGTCCAGGATGGGGGATTTAGGGTCTGTCATTTCCGTAGCGCCCAATTAACTATGGCCTCAATCACGCCATAGTGCCAACAAAGCCAAGTGGCGATGGTGGCAAACCCTAACCGAAAACCGATTATTAACAAATCCTTTCTAGTCTGTTCAGTCAGCGCCATCATCCCCCCCTTCATCCCCCTGCCTCGGCCCGAACAGTATCGGGTTAAGTTGCCCGCCCTGCCACAGATACCCTTGCGGCTGGTTGCCCTCGATTTTCTGGATATGGCTCTGCTGGGAAGTAGTCTTTACAATAATAGCAAAATATGACTTGGTATCGCATCTGATCTGACCCTATTTCTGTTCTTTGCCATCCGCGCGAGGGTAATGTTGTCATTTTACCACATTTTAAGTGCATATAGGTGGGTCCTAATCGTTGTAGGATTCGCTTGCGGGTTTCTGGGCAAACCCCTTTCCATGTCATCAATGGATGCGCCCAAGAAACAAAGTGATCCGATTTCATCACGTCCCCATCCACGTGCCCCTGGGGTTCGTGGGGGGCACATAGGGGGCTGCCTTGGGTTTCTCCCCCGCCCCTATCTGTGTCCGGGCCATGCACTCATAATTCAAGGCGTGCCGGAAGTGATCTGTACCCAACTTCACATAGATATACCGCTTGCTCCCGGTGTCCTCGTCCTCTTCCAGCTTCTTCGCTACGTTGTGCAGATGTTGGGCGAACTCCTTGACAACTTCACATGCCTTGGGGAGGTATATCTTTCGGAACATGATCTGGTTATGGCTCTCATCCAAGCTCTCCGTCCGGTTACAGGAGACTATTAGCTCACCCTCGTTCCAGGCGTACCCACCTTTCTGGTGCTGATTGTAATAGTTTAGATAAACCTTGCCCTTGTGCCGCTCCGCAAACGCCCTGGCGTTCCGGGTCTCCGGCAGGGCGTCCACCACGCACCGGGATACATGGAAATTCATCATCAGCCGATCCAGTTCCTCCCAATCCCGATAAACCCCGATGTGAATCAGACTATCCAGCCGGTCACTACCCCGTTTACCCACCACCACATGCAGGTCTTTGCCCTGGTCAACCCCCATGCTGCACGGCCCCGCATCGCTGCTAACTATCCCATCGGTCCCACATAGATGTAGCACCTCCTCCACGCTCAACCGATTCTCTGCTTCGATGTAGGCCACGCCGATCTTGAGATTGTAAAAATCTTGGAGGTTCGTGGTAGTGCGAAACTGTTTGAGGATTTCACCCGGCGTTACAAACTGGCTAAACAACTGGGAGTAGTGGTATCCCCTCTGGTCCGTCACGCCGGGGTGCTTCGCTACCCATTCCCCGACTGCCGGGTCCAGGGCCGCACCGCACCGCTCACAGGCCCTTATCACTCCGTCCTTGGTCTCCACTAGGCAGTTAGGGAACGTGTCTTCCAGGCAGGTACTATGGCCGCAGGAGGGGCATTTGAGCAACCAATACCTCTGGTCTGTCAACTCAAAAGCCTTATGTATCCCATAATCCGGGATCGTGGGGTTCGAGAGTTTCAGACTCTCCTTATATTCACTATGCCCCATCCGCTCCTGGGCCATATCCACCCTGGCCGGCGATGCCTCGTCCAGTTCGTCATAAATTATCAGGTCAACCGGGATGGATTTTAGCCCAATTTTACTCACCATCCCCCGGAGATACAGGTACGTATTCCAAACCTTTTTGAGTCCCGCGGTATCTGTGTCCGTAACCCACATCCCTATCGTGTCCGGGTTATCAGCAATCAGGGGCGCTATGCGGCCCTTACTGAAGTCCAGCACGTCGGTCTTGGAGGGAAACAGATACAGGATACCCCTGAATTTACCCCACCTGGCGGACCACATGGCCCGCAGCATCGCCTTAGATGTCAATCCCATTTGTGCCGCTTTCATCTCCACCTGATTCGGGTGCAGGTCGTTGTAGGGTTCCCGCAGGTATTCGTGGCGATCAAATGTAAAGGGCTGCCCGTCCAGGATGATGCTGGCAGTAGAGGCCCAGGAACCCAGAGACGGCACCCGTTGCGCCTGCTGCTGGTACAGGCTCAGGCACCGATAAAGTTCCTGGTTGATAGTGGCGGGCTGTGTCTCTGGCATAGTTTTTGAAGGTGTGCCTTAGTGATATTCCCCAGGTTTACATAATAGTTATTATTTTACCCTGGGGTTTTCATCTAACCCATTGGATTTACAATGAATCGGCTGAATTGGGAAATTATCATCATGTTTTTTTAGGGCTCAAATCAATATGTTGGGGTATGGGTTAAACAATCGCCTAATTCACATGGTCATTATCGCCCGTTGAAGCGTCCATTAAATGCACCGAAAAAATATCGCCCGGCTCAATTCTCGCTTTCAGGTCGGCCAGCAGTTTGGTTTTTTCTTCCCCTGTCAAATCAGCGATAGAATTGATCTGTCTCACTTCCTTTTTGTCGGTAAACATTTTAAGGTTGTCTGTTTTGCCTATCAATTCAAGAGCTTTCGCTGCCGCAGAGGGATTTTCAATCTTATGGTCCTGGTAAAGTTGAACGAGACCAGAAAGCACCCAGGATTTTGAGATAGCCGCTGCTGCTGCTTCAATATCTCTTAATTCCCGAATTCTGGCTTGAATTTTAGCGGTGTGTAACAATCTTGAGGCGCTCGAATCATGCCGAGAAAACCCTGCTTTTTGAAAAGCGTCGGCTTGAGGCAAACCGTCGATAACGAACTTAGCAAACATTTCGTGTTTTAGGTTTTTCAAAGGGGGCATAATCAGATCCATTTGCTCCATACAAAATTAACGACTTTTCCTTTTTGGTTCACAAAAGATTGCTGGCTCCAATCAACGAGTCGGAGAACCGCGGCCTTTTTGGGTTTAGTGGTCAAGATTAATTACCATCTTCCACTTTTAATATCCCTATCTAGTTTTCTGAAATACCAAATTAGCCAAATAATCAAGCCTATAACTTCCAGGATGAGGAAACTCCCTTGCAAAAAGAGGCTTATTTCCTCGCTATTTTTAAAAAAGGTCAATGGTTTAGCCTTGCCTGCCCTGTTTGCGTTCGTCCTGGGGGCTTAGAAGCAGGCGTTTATTGATAATGGGATGCATTAGGGTCCTTTTCCTCAGTTTCACCCGTGGAGTCGAATCAATCCCGCTTTTGATTGGTTTAGCCTTGGATCGATCTCCCACCATCCTAATTGTCTGACACATCGGACATTGCCGCTCATTCGGATAAAGTTTGAAGCCACAGCCTGGACACGCAACCTTTCGTCCCTTACCTTTCCCCTTCACCTTTAACTGAACAAACTGACTTTTGCGCTTTTTGTTCTTTTCTTCAAAAATTCTCTGAATTGATACAGCGAATGCTTCGTCCAGTTCGCATTTAATTTTCCTTTCAACCTTCTTGCGCTCCCATTCCTTCTGCTTGATCTGCTTCAGTAATGAATACGCTTTCAGGGCGTGGCGTGTTTTTAAAAGCGCCGTGCAAATTTTCTTAACTGTCTCAACATTATCTTTATCTTTCGTTGCACTGTTTTTTACCCGAAGAATCCGAAAACCGGCTTTTACAAATGTGCTATCGCGCTCTGCATCTAGGGTTTTCTGTCCATCCGTCTTGTGTGTTGGACCATCAATTTCAATTACCAGTTTATGAAAGGGCACTACAAAGTCAACAATATAATATTTTAGGGTGACAGGATTCCGATAAACTTCCTGGAAAACAAACTCAAACCCGGCCATATCAGCAACGATCCGCAGTGACTTTCGGAAACGTTTCTCTGCCGGGGTCGGGTGCGTTCGGTGTCCATCGCGATATTCCCGAATTTTGGCCGGAATATTCCCTTCTTCTACCCGCAAGGTTTCGTCCCCCTTTATTGGCCTCGAAGTTCCGGCTAACCTCAGCCGTCTCTATCGCCTTTTTTATCGTGCACGCCCCCGGATGTAAGGGGAGGGAACAACCTATGCACTCAGTTCATACTAAATACTTACCTATCATACTAAATACTTACCTATCTCCTACCCCTGCCGTGGTATGCGCCGCGATATCCACCGCCATGATAGGCACCGCGATAGCCGCGATATCCGCCGCCGTAATAACCGCCGCCATAAACCCAGGGCAGGCCGATAACAGGCTCGGGGAGCAGCAGGGGTGTGACAGCGACAGGGGCGTAGATGGGATTGCCGGCGGAGTCATAGCCAGCGATACAGCCTGCGAGGGCCAAGGGGAGAAGCAGGAGAAAAATCCATTTAACCATAGCACATCCTATACCATTTCTCGGGGGGATTAGCAACTATCTTGGTTAAAAAGGAAACCATGACCATTTCCCAGAATCCCTATAATCTTTGTAGCAAAACCAGAACCATGCTAATACAAGAGCTATTATTACTCCAATTGTATAGGAGATAAGGGTATGCAATCCTTCACAGCATTCTGCAATAGGAGGGGTTGTTTGTGCTTGGGCCAGCATTGTTGATATTAATCTCCTTGAAAATATGTCTCTGGGTCTAATAACTCAACTGGTTCAATTATTGGGTTTGGTTGTGACGATACACCTAAAGCAAGAAGAATATTTTTCAAAATAATCCTTTCTGGCTCATTAGGTGCTTGTTCTGGCCCATCGCCGAGACAAACGCCTTCATAATGCCAGAGGAAACGGCGCACCCATGCTTCAAGCGATTCTTTATCAGAAATCACCCAATTTTCTGAGGTTTTTTTAATCGGCTTAGCCATAGTCTATACCCTTATATTATTTGGGGGGTGCTGTCAACCATCCTTACCAAAATCATCGTCGGTCACAGGTAGGAAAGTAGGGTGTCGTAACTTGCGCCCTGCGGCAGCGTCAGCTAGGTTATCCAGTATCCGCTCTGCTGCACCGGCCTGACCGGCCATTTGGTACGCCTCGGCGCAGACGTGGCGGAGTTTCGAGATCTCTTTGCGGGCCAGTTTTAGCCTACTCATCTCCCCCACCTATAGCCGCCCCAGCATGGCCTGGCCAGCACATCGTAACGCCAATGTCATTACAGGAAGGATAGGGATACCCGCCGGTTGGTAACAATCTCATATCAATTTGGTAACAATGGACCCCCGGCCAGATTACCGAGGGTCCGTTTCAGGGATACCCGCCGGGGTGCGCATCATGGAGAGGCGTGGCGGGTACGTTGCACATATGGGGGCAGTAACCGGATTGTTACTGCCCCGTGTTGCCCCCTACGAGCTGAATTGGGTTCGCCACCCCACCCGTAAGAGGTTCGGCGCAGAGGAGGGAGGATGAGATACTGCATGGGGATATATAGACATTTTTCAGAGCAAAAATCAAGGACAAAACATACAGGACTGTGGTTTTTATGCACCTAATAATTTCAATCACTTACCGATTTATCCAATGATATCACAGTTGTTTTTTTACCACGCTATCTCTTTTCCGCCACGGGGTTTAAGGGGCCATTTATGGGCCATTTGAGGACAAAATACGTAGGAGGTGTCGAAAATCTTTACACTTTGGCAACTTCTTTTATACCCCTTAGAGTCAATAGGGACGTGGCTTGTGGCTGGCTAGCTTATGGAACCCTTGATACTGCTGGGTTTGTTAACCTTTACAAAGTGTAAAAAAAGCTGACACCAGGGGAGTATAGGCGGAATACCCTATTTGGGCGAAATAGCTGATATTGCTAACCATTCTATGAATGACAATATATGGCACGACAATTGCTTGTAAGTATAGTGAAGCACGACGGACTCTTTGAGAAAATTGGCGGTTGCCCCGAGAGAGAGATTGACCGGAAACATGGTGAAAGCCCCGGTTGAGAGGCTCCCAAAAGGCAAACCAGGAGGACCCGGAAGAAAGTGAGAACCCGGCAAACCTTAACAATTCACCTTGGAGGGAATGGCGATGAAAACCACAGACATCACCGAATTTGAGCTTGCAAAACAGTATGGTCCTAAGATCGCCGTAGTTGAGGTACATTGGCAGGTCGGCGAACATTTCCAATACAACACTGGGGTCCTTTCCCCCAGCCACCCTGCATCCTCTTATGGTCAACCCGTGTTTATAGCGGGCAGCAATTCCCACGTTGTGTCTAATCGTCAACTTGTCCCCGGTCAAGTTTATGGCCCGGCTGATTTGCCCGCCGGATACAAGATGCTCTGGATTGCGGGTCATCGGTTGGCGTGTAATGAGGCCAATGATTGGAATATTAATTCTGAGGCGGCCATTGTCCGGTCTGGTAAGGCCGCTGGGTATAAGCTTGAGGGGGCCGGTGAGCTTGATGTTTAGTCCGGCGGTTAAAATGAAGTTGTGACGTTCCCGGTATCCATACCGGCCTAACCCCAAGGGCCGGGGCCGCGTGGCTCCGGCCAGGGTGAGGGAAACCAAAAAGGAGGCAGGACCCATGAGACCTTACGCAATCTATCGGCACGGCTCCAACGCGGCCAACCAGTCGTTGTGCGACAAAGCGGCAGTCGATGTGATCGAGGCCGAGACCCGCCAGGCGGCCCTTAATCTGGCCTGGGAGCGAAGCAACGACAATTTTTACACGATTTACTATAATCAATTTTTAAGCGCGGTCGCGTTTAGCCGCCTGTCTGGTGAAAACCAAAGAGACGCGCAAGAAGCCGGGGAGACCGCTGCACGAAATCACGAATTTTATGCGGGCGAAGCATGAAAACCATAAAATCCAAAAACGTCACCCACTGCGGCCACGAGATAGAGCGAATTTTGTACCAGAATGGCCGCGAGTGGGTTATCGTGGAGAAAATGCGCGGGGTGCAGATTTTCGCCTGGACCCTAAAAACCCAAGCCGAGGCCGAGTGGATTTTTGCGGCAGACTGAGGAGGAGGAACTATGCAAACCTGGAAGCAATGGCGGGAGCAGTGTGACCGGGCGATGATCGCAGCAGCCCGTAAACCCCTCCTTGAGGCCCTTGAGATGGCCGTGGGGCTCATCCGGGTTAATCACGGGGAGGCTGGCTGGGAAGCCTATCAAAACTGTCTGGGTATGGCCATTATCAACAAGGCGCTGGCCGAGGCCAGAGGGGAACAGCGATGAAAGACGACGCCATTGTGCGCTATACGCCCTGTGTTTATTGCGGGGATGTGATTGATCGCAGCCTGGACCCTTGGGTTTTCGATCAGGATCAGGGGTTCGTGTGCTCGTACTGCGCCGAGAGAGAGCAGCCTTATTCGCTGTGGATACCGGCCTTGATCGGGGCGATTCTGGGAACCGGGATGGCGATGTGGTGGATACTAACCCACTAAGGAACCGACTTGGAGGATGCTGGGGGCCGTCGCTGGCCCCCTTTTTTATTGCCCTCACCCCCCCCCCTATCTATCTACCCTTACCCCATACTCATTCAGCAGGCATTCCCGGACTAACGCCGCTGCTTTCCCCTTCCAACCCGGCGCCGGGTCTCTCGTCTCCAGCCCCCGCAGATACCCCCGCAGCAGTTCCTCTCGGGTGGCCAGGACTACGCGGGTATGGATGCGCCGCCCCAGGGCAAGAATGTATTCTTTTTCGTGGCTCCACTCATCCCCGGTCGCCCTCGGATACCGCTTGAGCGTCCCCGCCGCCTTTTGCCGCCGCCGGTCCTCCCGGGTAGCACAATTATGATTCCAATATTTCCGGTGTGGCCGGAGATGGCTAAATGCAAAGGACTCGCCACAACCGCAAAGGCAAAGCATTTCCATCTTTCCCCTCCCTTTCATCGGGTTTCACTTTGCACGGGCGCTGAGTTAAATCCTTTTCCCAACGCATTTTAGGAGCCGTCGTTTGCACTTCTTTTCTGACCCTTGCTTTATTGACCCAAGTTCTACTTCTGGAAGAATAGTTTCCAGCCATCTTCCAGCCCGAAGCCTTATAGATTGTCCCTGAATGAATCTCCGTATCCTGGTAGGAAATCAGTTTCACGATATGGGGCTTTCTTACCCGGATAAGCCTGGTCATTATGGAAAGCATGCGTGACGCCGTGTTTTTAGGGGCATCCCCGGAAATCGCCATACGCCGCAACTCTAACCAATTACGGCCATTTAAAAGTCTGGCGACCGGAATGGTCCATATAGCACAGGCAAAGACCCTCCCTTCAAATTCTGCGCCAAAACAGATTGCATCACCCCTTGGGTTTTTAATTTCCGGTAAAACCGAGTGCCATTTCCTGTTAAGTTCAACCGCCAATTCGGTCGAAATCTCATAGATAGCAAATTGGAGCGGTGAGGTCGGGTGCGGCCCGCCGTCTCCCTCCTGGAATAGAGGGTATGCTACTCTTGCACCATCACCGCTCATTTATTTTCCTTGAACTGTTAGAATTTCTCGAATGGTTCAATCCAAATTTCCACCCGCGGCTGTTCCGCATCTTTCCCCATAATCCGGGAGCCATCAACTGAGCGGATTTGTTTATCGTTCTCGACAATACCGCAGTGTTCCAAAATATCATGAGACGCGGCCAACAGATTACAGAGATCCGGCCTGCGGGCCGTGGGAAGCCAGTAGAGGCACTTTACCGATACCTCCCCAAAGATGGGTAGGTAGTTATATAATTGCTCCTCTGCGACCTTCTCATAGGCTTTAAATGCCTTCGAGGGCAAGGGGATAGTCTTAGCTTTGCGCCGACAAACCGGACATTGCCTCCCCAAATCTACTAGATTAATAGAATTTTTTTTGGTAACGGGATTTCCATACACCACTAACTTCAGCCACATAGTCGTTCCTCCTTTAAGTTTTCGCCCCCTCCTTCGTCGGTTAATTTATAGAGTTTCACGAAACCTCCCCGGGTTTGGATATTATAACCCGAATATTGATACTTCTCCGCATCTGCCACGCGGTCTTTCA